AAGAAGCCTGGAGTTAGCCAAGCTAGAACCAAGATAGCATCAGCCGAAGAAGGCGTTTCAGAAGAAGTTAAAAGTAAATTCTCCTTAACTTATCTCAGGGATAGCATTAAAAATATGACCCAATCAGCCAATGATATTTGGACTGATATAAAAGAGGAGGTAGAAAAGAATGGAGGCACAAGGGAAGATGCAATAGAAGCAGCAGAAAAAGCTATCATGGATCTTAACTTTAAAATGAGAATTAGCCAAAGGGGAGCATTATCGCTTATTATTGCAAAGCAGCTACATGGATTAAGAGGTAAAGAAGGCATTACACTAGATCAAATAGCAGACTATGATTATAGGGCCGACAAACTATTAAATGCCGTAGCAGATATTCTAACAGAATCAGCACAAACATTATCCACATTAGGTAAGTTTATGACTGATTATTTAATGGCATATCCAGAGAACATTATTGAAGAAGCAAAAAAGACCATAGATAAAATTAACGATAAGAAGGCTCCAATATCTGATGAAAGTGTAATGTCTTTGACAGAAATGGTTGAAGAAATATTATCTAATCCAGAAGGAGTTGCTGAATTAGAAGCTAGGGGATATGGTAAGCAAAGTGAAAGAATTTCTAAAAAATATACCAATAAAAAAGCAGCACTTAAATCTGGTTATGATAAATTCTTAGATGATTTCGATGAGTCATATAAAGGTATGATGATGTCAACGCCTATTTCTCCAGCTTTATTTAAGGCTGGCGTAAAGGCTATGGCACAAGCTCACATGAAGTTGCTTGATATAGCCCAAGCGGTTGAATTAGCAATAGCTAAGATGAAAGAATTAAGTCAAGATCCGTTTGATGAGGCTAAGGCTAGGGCTAACTTAAAATATGTGTATAAGAAAATTGACGAGGAGGCACAACAGGATTTAGAATCCCAGAACAAAAATAAGATAGCTGCCTTTGGTAAACTATTCTCGCAGCCGATCCCTAAGGATAAAAAGGAAGTCAAATCTAAGCAAGAGAAGATAAACGAGTTAGCCAAAGAACTTGATGCTATTTTCGGAACAGATGAGTATTCTAAGTTAGCAGAAGGTTTTGAATCTTTAAAAGAAGCTGAAAATCAAAAGAAAGTAGCTGAAAGAGAAAAGAAAATACAGGATAAACTTGATAAAATTGCTGAGAGAGAGAAGGAAAAAGCAGAAGCTAAGGCTAAAAAGAAAGCCGAGCTAGAAGAAAAAATAAAGCAGAAGTTAGCAGAACAATTAGAGAAAAAGAAGCAAAAAGAAGCTGAAAAAAAAGCTGCATACGAGGCTAAATTAAAAGAATCCCAAGATGCTAAGACGGCTAAAATTGGTGAGAAGGATAGAATTAAAAAGGCAATGGAAGCCATGAATGATGCTCTAGCCGAATTAGATAAAGCCAAGAAGGAAAGAATGAGATTCCAGGAAGGATTAAAAAATCTTACCGGATTAAAACTAAAGAAATTTGCAGAGAAGATTACCCAAGAGTATATGTCAGGAAGAAATAATTTAACACCTTCTGATATAAAGAGAGCCTATCAAGCGGCCAATGGTGGAATATCTCTAACCCAAAAGGAGTTGCAAATAGTTGATAATAGCGCAAAAATAATAACACAAGGGTTAGCGGCTATTAACTCAGGCACATTAACACCCGTACAGATTAGGATATTATCAAACAATATGGCGCAAGCCTCTACAAAGATTACTGATATTTTAAATCCTAGAAGATGGAGGGATCTAGTAGAAGCCTCAATGATTGGTAACTATTTCTCAGTACCCACAATATTAGCCAATGCAGTATCAAATGCTATTAAAAAGGCTTATGAACGTACCGGTGGTGTAATCTTAAATATGGTTGACGTTTTATTTGAGCCAGGAATGGCTAATTTAAGAGGAGAAAACTATGTTCAAAGAGTAAAGAGAAGGTTTGATGAGAGATATGGCAAAAGAGGAGTAGCTGCTTCAATAGCTCAAATAGAAATGTTAGTTCCGGCACTTAAAATGGCAGGAAAAGCAATAAAGGAAGGTGGCGTTAGTTCTGATGAATTAGGAAAGGTTGGTGCTAAATATCAGGCAAAACCATTCGATGCTTGGAAAAATATAAGCGATAATATTTCAAAGCAAACCACTACCTTTAATAAAGTCAATGAAGGGCTTAAATCTGTTTATGAAGGAACAGCCGGAGTATTCCCTACATTCTTTTTAAGAGCATTAGTAGCAGGTGATATAGCAGCAAGAGTTCCAGAACAAGCTAAGATAGAGCAGCAAATAGCAAATATGCTAGGAGTGCCTGTTGAAGTTTTGTTGACTAATGATAATTACTCAGAGTGGAGGGAAACGGCTAAAGAATTAGCTAGATTTAGCGTTTTCCAACAAAATAACGTAATAAGTTGGTTATATGGTAAAGCCACAGCACCGGCAGAAACTTCATGGGGAGAAGTAAGAAAGTGGATAGCCTTATTAGCAATGATGCCAATAGCACCATTTAAGGGAACGCCAGTTAACGTTGTATATGAATTAATGAAATTTATCCCATTAGTTCAAGCCCCTGAGTTAATTTACAGAATAACCCAATCTAATAATAAGGAATTAACGGCAGCAGAAAGATATAAGCATAGCCGCAGGGCGCAATCAGACATGAAAAAGTTAGTTGCAAGCGTTCCTATGTATTTTGCCGTATCAGCCTTATTGAAGGCAGGAGTATTAATTGTTGGATATGAATTACCAGATGATGAAAAAGAGAGAACCTATAAGAGGCAGAATTTAGGATCACCTTTAAGGCTTACTATCAACATAGAAGGAATAGATCAATATACTTTTGATGCCCAAAGACTAGGACCTATATTCTCATACATAACTTTAGTAGATTCATTTAATAAAAGTTGGAAGGAATCTGGAGGCGATCCATACCTAGCCACAGAAGAATTATTAGGTACCATGAAGAAAACTATATTAGAACAAACGTTTTTAACAGGTATTAATAATTTAGTTAAGGCAATGGAAAGCGAAACTAGATTAAGAAATCTATTAATTGATACTTACGGAAACGCCTACTTTAACGCATTAATGCCAGCCACATTCACTAATATTACCAAAATGATGGATGATGACAAATATGTTAGGGTAATGAAAGATGAATCATTCTTAAAAGAACTTTACAATAAAACCATCGTTAAGCGTTTAGGATTTTTAAATATACCAGGTGCTAAGATGGAGGAGTTGAAACCTGCTTATAGTTTGTGGGGACAACCTATAAAAACAGATAACTCTAGCCAAATAGATGTAATTCACTATTTATTTGACTTTACAAGATCGGAAGATATGACCGACTTCTCATCTGCTAATAAGTCTAATGAAATTATATTTAAGAAGTTTGTAGATTCCAAGAATAAAGAGTGGATTCCTCCAATGGCACCAAGAGATGAGAATTTCGATAAGGGATCTTATAAATATACAACTACTGATGATAAAGAAGTTGAAGGAACTTATGATCCTATTGGGAATATAAAACTAACTCCTGATTTAAGGAATGAGTATCAGAAGATACTTGGTGAGCAAAGCCAATACGAGGTAAATAAAATGAATGGCGGCCAAGGTGTTTTAGAAACGACAACCGTTGAACAGATTACAATAGTCTATGAAAAAGCTAAAAAAAGAGCCAAAAAAATATTCTACCATCAAAATAAAGAGGCTTTAACGAAAAGAGCATCTAAATAGTTGCAGTTTAGTATAAAAACTTTATATTTGTAAGCAATTAAAGTTTTTTACATGAACGTATTAATATTAAACGTCCTACGGAAAGGAAGTGTTGACTTTCCATCAGGCAAACAGTTTTTATTTAATGCAGCAGCATTAGGTAATCCAACGCCAGGACTAACCAACCAAACACGTATCCCCTTCACTCCAGACTTGCGCTGGCAGGGAAACTCAGAGATGCTTATTGTAGATGGAGATTATCAATCTATCCAAAACTCATTAGGCGGTACTTCTGACGTTTCAGCAACTATCACCATCACTCCAGCTAAAGTAAATGGAGTAACAAACACCCAACCAAGAACCGTAAGGATTTCTGACATTGGATATGGTGTTGCAGATGGTTCAAACATTCTTTTATTTGTTTCAAGAGCAGGACGAGTAGACCCTGAGAAATGGCAGATTAATTCAACAACCTTGGAAGCCTACATGACTGTATTAAATCAGGCAACGGCTAACATTAATTTCACTGGTACCTTTGGTGCTTGTGCGACTTCTACCCAAGCGTTTACTTACAGCGTTAATCAGGCAGTTACATTGGTTTTACAAGTATTCAACGGTTCAGTATGGGCAGATGTTGACACTAAATCTGTTTCGGCAGGATCAAGTTCAACCACCTTCTCATTCTCTGCTGGAGATTTGGTATCTGGAGATGCTATGCAAGTTACAGCCCTTTATGGTTCTAACTATGTTGGCGTTGCACAGGGAACTTTCCAATGTACTGGTGGATCTGCTTCTGGTTCTGGAACAAGCGGTGATTGTAATATGTACGCTTACTTTGACGGTGAGAGATGGAGTAACGAAACTGACACTCTTAATTGGGGTGCTACTTGTACTACCGGATACCATCTACAAGTATCTACATCAAGTGATTTCACAGATACTTCAAGTATTGTTGTGGACATTGAAACTACAGTTACCATCCTTCCTTTGGAAGAACTTGCAAATGGAACGTACTATGCAAGAGTGGCAAACGTATCGGGAGCAACCCGTTACTCACCTACACTTACATTTACGAAGTCATAAAGAGCTTCTTTTCCCCGAAGTGTGTTCTGATAGCCCCCTCCTAAAAAAAGGGGGTTATTTTTTGTACTAAATTTGTATAATTAAAAAGTTCTATATATCTTTGAGCAAATCTTAGATATATGAACTATTTAGAGGAAATCGAAATGCTAATACCTGGGCTACCTGGATGGTCAACGGTAAAGAAATCTCAAACATTATTTAATTTAATAACTGAAATAAAGCCAAATATAACGGTTGATATTGGCGTTTTTGGGGGACGTTCAACTATTGCTATGGCATTTGCGCATAAAGAAGTTGGTGGATATGTTGTAGGAATAGATCCTTGGACTGCTGCCGCTTGTTTGGAAGGAGAAAATGATGCAGCTAATGATGATTGGTGGAGCAAATTGGATTACGAAGCCCTATATCGTGGGTTTATTATTCAATTACTAGCTCACGACCTAACGGATGTAACTAATATCCTTAGAATGAAATCAGAGCAGGTGCATACAATATACCGGAATAGCGTTATTGGGCTTGTGCATTTAGATGGGAACCACTCTGAATTACTATCATGTAGGGATGTAGAATTATGGGCACCATTGGTAGCTGAAAATGGCTATATCCTATTTGATGATAGTTCTTGGCCAACAACACAGGCGGCGCAACAACTATTGCTTAATTATGGATTTATAGAGGTTGAAAGAGTAAAGGAAAATGATGGAGGAGGAGAAGTAGAATGGACAATCTATAAAAAAATAGCACAGGCAAGATAATGGAAGAAGCAAAAGTAAAGCACGTAGGGAAGATTAGAGTAACGCCAGGATTAACATTATGGCAGTTAGACTCAGAAGGTAACGTATCAAAGGCAGAGTTGGAAATACATTCTATTCCTGACCTTAAAGGTGGCGTTTCAGAAAAAAAATCAATGATCCAAAAAGAAGGATATAGATATTGTCAAGCATTAAACATTAAGAACGCTAAAAGGAAATTTGGAGCATGGTAACTATATGTTATTTAACAAACCGAGATAATCCTAGATTTGAATGGTTTAGACAATCATTTAATCGGCAGTATAATAATGAGGTAAAAGCCGAGATAGTTGTAATAAACGGCTCAAATAAATCTGTTGATACATGGTATAAGGATGGTGATAAATGCGAGATAACTGAGTACCGCCCAAAACCAACACCTTGGCAGGGGCCGCATAGAATAACTAAAGATAATTGGTTTGCAGCCTCCAATGCTAGGAATACTGGAATTATTTATGCCAATGGCACCTATATTGTTTACGTAGATGATTTAAGCGTTTTATGTCCTACCTGGTGGCAATCGGTAGTTAAGGCTTATAATGACCAAATAATAATCTTAGGGGCTTATAAAAAGGTAAAGGATTTAACAGTAGAGGATGGCCGGATATTGCACTATGAGGAAACGCCAAATGGCAATGACCATAGATTAAATTATGGCAGTAGATGGGCAGGAGGAAGTTGGTTGTATGGCTGTAGCTGCGGATTCCCTATCGAATACTTATTAGAGGTAAATGGATGGGATGAGATTAACGATGGTATAAGCTATGAAGATGTGCAGTTAGGTGTTAGGCTAGAAAAAAAAGGGCATCGTATGTATTATAATACAGATATGCTAACCTTAGAATGTGAAGAATGTCATTCAGAGGGTATTTCTTTCCGCAGAGAGGACCCATTATTAACCCCACAGCAATATGAGGAGTGCCGGAATAGAATGGGAATAACCGGATGGCATGAAAAAGGAGGCAGAACTGATACAAGTCATTTGTTAATGGATATGGTAAATACTAGAACTAGGCCAGATAACTTTTGGACCTGGGGAAATCATTTTAACCTAAGAAAATTAAAGGCAAGTAAGGCGTTTCAACTACCAACTGGTGATGAATTGTTTTGGCCAAACCTACAACCAATTAAAAATATATAGCATGAGAGTAGCTAATTACGATATAAAACCAATACTACTATACTTGCCAGATGAAGATTTTTGGTATAATGAGTGGCAAGTAGCAAGAAACTATTTAATATCAATAGGCATAACAGATACCCATGAGATAGCAGGAATACATTATAATTGGGGAGTAGCCGGAAGGCATATCTATTTAGCTGATGGTAAGCCGGAGCAGCAATATTACATCGGAGATAAGAAAGTAGCAGGAAACCTATCACAATACCTTTGCTTCTCAGTAATGAACGGCATGGACCATACTCATTTTATGTTTATGGAAGGTGATGTAAGATTTGTAGATGGATGGGAGGCGAGATTAGAGCAGGCCATGAAAGACGTGCCAGAGGATTTCGATTGGTTATTTGTAGGTAGTTGTTGTGCAGCAGATAAAGAGCCGGTACACGTTAAGGGAGATATTTATGAATTTCCATATAGAGGTCCTGAGAAATGGAACTACTACCCACAATGCTCACATTGTTTTATTGTAGCAAAGAAGGCGTTGCAACTACTAATTGACACAAATAGAGATGTAGCCTCTCCAAGTGATGTATCAGTAATTATAAATTCCTTCCCAAGTATGAAGGTATATGCAGTGCTACCAAGAATAGCGGATCAAGGAGAAAAAACATTTTTAAGCGAATAATATGACAATAGAAGAACAATTAACCCTAGACGATGGCCATAGATTTCAGAAGAAATTAGGCGAACTAATAGCTGAAAATGGCTATAAACTAATAATGGAAACAGGAAGTGGCGTTTCAAGTATTTACGCATTAAAAGCTATGGACAACGCAAACATTGATGGCGTTTTATATTCCATAGACCCTGCCATGTGGTATCCCCACCCAATAGAACACCCTAAATTCGTATCTATTAAGAAGAAAAGTATTGACGCTATTATTCCATTATATTTAGAAACAGGGGCATTTGATGTATGTGTAACAGATGGGGACCATGAGATATTAGCCCAAACCTATGAATATGAAATGCTATACCGGATGCTAAAACCTGGGGGATGGTTAATTTGTGATGATGTTGGTTGGAATAATAACGGAGCTTGGACTAATTTCTTAGACCGATACGATTTCGTAGAGGAGTTTTTTGGAGATGCAAGATGTATTCATAAGCCATTAGGAGAGCCTGTACTAGGATTTGAAGTAACAGAATTTGGCAGCTCAATGGATAAGGTAGCCGTTCAGAGATTTCACGATGAATGGTTAGACTATTGCACTAACTTAGAAAAAGAATGGCTAGCAGCCGGTAATCAAAAACATCCTGCCTTCCAATGAGAAAGTACGGAGTAGAAGATAAGCCCAGATTTAGCGTTAAATGGCCTAATGGGGAGATAGAACGTTTTGGGACGTGCAATCCAGATGATCCAGATAGATCCTATATAACACAAATACAGGATAACATCTACCTTATTAAAGTAGGTAAAACAGGCGTTGTAGAACCAATATTACTAAATGACCTAGTACAGGTAACAAATGGGTTTTATGACCACGAACATACCGGATGGATAACTCCAAAACAATTTTTAATCCAATTCAATGAAGGCACTTAAATACAGAATACTATCATTAGGGGACATCCCTGATAGCAAAGGAGGACTATATAATCCTGGTGTTTTAAAAGAATGTAATAATCGTATATTCATAGTAAGACATGAACAAGATTATAAATTCACAAACGATGTACAGACAACGCTATTTTTAGGCAACAAAGAAGATTTAAAGCAGGGTAAATATGAGAGTTATCATGTTTTAAGAAAAAAAGGATTTCCTGAGCAATGCCGAATAGAAGATTATAGACTATTTACATACCAAGATGAGGTATATGCTAGTCATACAATGGTTGTTACCCCAAGAGGATGGAAAGAAGCCTCTGTTATAAAGCCGGTAATATCAAAAATCAACCTAAAGGATAATATTATAGAGTATTTTGACTTTATGGACCTTCCTGTGAAGATGAACCGGTTTGAAAAGAATTGGCTATTGTGGGAGTGGAATGGTGAATTATACTGTATCTATAATATAGATCCTTTAGTAATATTTAAACTAGAAGGTTTTTCTTGGAGAATATTAAAGAATGAGGAAAATGGCATAGGTCATTATATTAAAACGCAACTTCCAGGTGCAGGTTATATTTCATTATCTGCAATAACCCAATTAAATGAAACGCAAATGTTGGCGTTTTGGCATACTATCCACGAAGGATTATATAAGCAGGGAATGTTTGTATTAGATATGCCAACACTAGACATAGTTAATCTAACCGAGCCTGTATTGCAGGGAGGAGATTTACAGGGATATAAGCCAAACTGCCTATATGTATCAGGATTAGTAATTGATAATGATAAGCTAGAAATTTGGGCAGGGGAAGCGGATGCCCATACCTGCATGATTGAAATGGATTTAACAGAGGTAAAAGACTTATTGGCCAAATACCCATTCCATAAAATCACCCCAACTAAATTCTTATTTAGGGACTTTGGATTAGGAGATTATATTTGTATGTCCTACGCATTACAAGGCTACGTAAATAAGTATCCGTATAAGAAGGTGAAGTTATATGTAGAAAAGCATTTTGAACTTTCCTCGGCCCTAAGAATGAAGGGAGTGCAAATACACCTATGGAACGGAGAGAAGGCAGATGTTGATTTAACATCTAACTTGGACGATAAGGAATACAAGGAGAAGCTAAAAGGCTCGTTTAAGGAATGGTATAAGGAGAAGATTGAAAAGTTCACAGGAGAAGAAGCTAACTTTAGCGTTCCAAATACAGACCACATAAAAGCCAATGACAAGTACGAAGGATATATCATAGTAGCTCCTTATGCAGCATGGGAAGATAGAACCTGGAGTATAAAGTATTGGACTTTATTAACAGAGATACTAACCCTAATGGGAGAAAAGGTATTGATTATAGACCCACATACAAACCGATGCGCACATTTAAAAGGAGAATTGCACTGTGAGAGATCAATCATTGATGACTTTAGAGCAATTAAGGCAGCCAAATGTGTTATCAGTAATGAAAGTGGAATAGCTCATGCAGCAGGCTTATTAGGAACGCCAACTTTAGTGATATGCGGTGCATTGACCAAAGACGGAGATCCAAGGCCAGAGAAGATTTACGACCTCACTAAAAACGAGTGGATATACAAAAAGAAACTACAGGAAGTAACAGTAGATGACGTTATTGATAAACTTAAACAAATGGAGATTTTATGAGAAGTTATGATGAAATAAAGAAGCAAGTAATGAGTAAAGGATATACATGGTTTTCAAAGCCACTATCCCTTAACTTTATCTGGGAGAGAACAAGCTATAAAGCTACAAATATTTTTGATGATTGGCTCCATGTATGTTATTTAGATGATAAGGGAGATAAGAAAGTAGTATCCCTTCATGCTACTACAAAGCCAGGATTAAAAGGATCATTGTTAGAACCGGTAATTGTAGAAGGAATAAGAGGAACCGCTATTATCGAAGCAGGACAATACCGAGAAGCATGGCAATTTAGGGATACCGATAAGGAGTTTTCAAAATGCCCATATTTTAGGCAGATTGGGAAACTTAACTATTATAGGGACGGAAATAAGGATAGGATAATTGACAAGGTAAATAGGCAGGTAGCTAAGTTATTTGGCACCCATTGGCATAGAATGAGTAATAACAATACGTATGGATCTGGGCAGGTTAATAATTGGTCGCTAGGATGTCTTGGAGTTCCGCATCCTGAGTGGGTATTATTATTCCCTATAGTGAGAGAATCGGTTGAAAGATATGGTGATAAATTTACAGGAACGATTATAGATGATTTTCCCCAAGCGTAATTTAATAACAACCTCTAGAAGGGAAGTAGGAGAGTATATCAAGATGCACGCAGAATCTAGTTATGCTAGAGCCGCTATGTGGGCATTTTTTAACTGGCTATCCCAAAGAAGATTGGATAAGAATTACGAATTAGAAATGGAGTTGTTCAGCTATTTTGAGATCCAAAACCTGCATAGTAATAAAGTACCAAAATTAGCAGCCGAAAGATTAGAACGCCTATTTAAGCGTAAGAAAAAAACGATGTATGATAGGGTGTTTAGGTGGAGGACCGTTAATCAGATGATGAAGAAGATTGAGATACCTGATTCACATGGATTAGAGTGTAGAGCTACAAATGGCGTTTTAATTGCAGGAGATAAAATATATAATGGCACCTCACAATCACTATGGGATATAGCTAAATTCTTAGATGTAGAAAATAGTCCTAGGTACAAGGCGATAATCCAAAATGAAAAACTATCAGTATGTATGGATAGATACTATGCTGCTGACTTTGCAAGACTATGTAAGGCGTATATACCCCTCTATTGGTGGACACCACCGGCACTGTTAAAACTCCTATCACATGGAGTAGTCAAACCAATAGTAGGGGATACGCTTTATAAGATGTCAACAAATGATATAGTTCATTGGTTTATGGAATACTCCCATTTTTTTGGATGGAGCAGGGTATATGACACAAAGGAAGCACAGAAATTAGCAGGTAAGGGAAAATTTGTGGTAATGATGTCATACAGAAAATATCAAAGGGGAAGAATAACAGTAGTGATGAATAATGCAGGTGGACATCCAAAAGCAACGGAGGCACATATACCATTGCAAAGTTACGCATGGCAAAAGAATAAAAAGAGTGATAGATTAGAATGGTGGACAAGCAGATCTATGAAGTATTCTAGCTTGGCAATATACGTACATAACGCATGAATTATCAGGATTATAAGATATTGATAGATAACCTTAATAAAGGTAGTAAAAACGCCAAAGTTAGCGTTCCAGCTACAAAAGGAGGAGATAAGGCTAAAACTCAAATGGAGTTTGTGATAAAATCAATGTTTCCTGATTATGTAACTGAGTTTAAATTCTTGGACAATAGGAAGTTTAAATTTGACTTTTACATCCCATCAGCAAGAACAGGAATAGAATACGATGGAATGTTCTCAGCTAAGAGCCGGCACCTAACAGTAACGGGATTTAGCAAAGACTGTGAAAAAACAAACCTAGCCCAATTAAACGGGTATAAGGTATTACGATATACACAATTAACATATAGTGATTTGCAAAAAGATTTAGAATTATTAAAAAGTAAATTATGAGCAGGAAGAAACAGGTAATGAGCCAAAGCGATAAGATTGTTGGCGGTAAAATTACAAAGAAAGTGGAGGCATACATTGAGGAGGTATCAAGTAAGCCTAAATTTGCAAAATTATTAAAGGTATCCAGAGGCACTTTAAACACTAGGTTAGAGAAGCATAACTGGACGGAAACTGAAAAATATTTACTCAGAGAACGAAACATTATTTGAACAATATCAGTTTAATTAATATCTTTGTAAAAAACATATATGACATACACATTTAAGAAGGGAAATCACTATCCTAATTTATTTCAGAGGATACTTAACTTTGGCGTTTTTACATCAAAGAAACACATCTGGTCATTCAAAATACCAAAAGAAACATGGTATAAGATACCAAGTAATCCTGATGGATATGATACCAATAAACTATTTGGGATAACTGGATTGCTGAGTAAGAAGAAGTCAATAAGAATATCCTGGCTACCTGATAAGAAAGAAGGCCATTTTAACATCTTTGCTTATTTCTACATAGATGGTAAACCAACCAATAAGTATATGTTTACTTGTGAGGGGGGAAAGGCTTATGAAATAGAGTATAAGCGCAAATCATGGGTAGGAACAGAAGTATTGAGTGTATCCGTAAATTGGGCAGATCAGCCCTATGAAACTATTATCGCAAATTATCCTAAAATAGGATGGTACCATCAGCCTTATCATGGAGGAGATTTAACAGCCCCACAAGATTATGAGCTATATGTAAGCCGGAAACGCAAACTTTCGCCAATAATTAAATGGATTGTGATGATTCTTATTTTGGGTTTACTAATAAACTATACAGACTCAATCGTATTTAAGGTTATGCTGCTAGTAATAATGGCGTTTCTATTCATGCTTGTAATCTATTCATTTATAAACCTGAGAAAGAAGTAATATGATGAAATTCCACGAAGTAATACCAAACACAGAGGAGTGGCACGAATTTAGAAAGACAGGGATAGGGGCATCTGAGGCTGCAACTGTTTGTGGAATTAATGAATATGACAGTGCTGTAAGGCTATTCCATGAGAAGGTGGGAACTCAAAAATCAACCTTCATGGGAAACGAAAGAACATTCTGGGGATCATACATGGAACCGCTAATTTTAGATATGTGGCAATATTGGGATGGTAAAGATTTCATCACTAACTACAATCTAAAGAACGTAGTAAGGACGCATAAGATACCAAACGGAGTATATACCAACACAGACTACCCTTGGCTATTTTACACCCCAGATGCCATAATTAATGCCGGGCAATTAGATTTATATGGAAATCCATTAGACAAAGATTGTCCTTTAGAGTGTAAGTGTATAGATAAATTAGCCTATCAGAATTACGGAGGATTGCCTAGACGTTATCTATACCAAATTCACCATGAAATGATAGTAATGGATGTGCAGTATGCAGAGTTTGTATATCATGTAGGAGGTAATGAATTTAAGGTGCAGGCAATAGAGATGGATATGGATATTGCCAACGAGATACTTGAAAAGACTTATTTATTTTGGTATAAGAGAGTACAAGCGGCCAAAGACCAACCTATTGAAATAGTGCAGCAATTAGAGCCGGAGCCGGATGGAACAGAATCTTATACCGACTTCCAAAAAGAACGTTTCCAAAAAAGGAACGAGAAGATAATGGGATCGGCTGAGATGTATAACAGGTTGGTCCAGCGTGAATATCTATTAGGCTATATTAGCTTATTAGATGAGCAAGCTACTAAAATTAAGAACGAAGTATTACAATTACACGTACACGAAGGGGTATATAAAATTGATTGGGGAATTAGAGGTAAAAGCACCAAAACCTCCAGACACGTTATATCTCTTAAAAATAAACCAAAAAAAGAGTTACTAATTAAAAATCTATTGGAGTTAAAACTATGGTAGCACAAAGAGCAGATCTTCCAGTATCAGAGATTCCTATTTACAAAATAGATAGGCTAAAGCAGGCTTATTATAATACAACTTCTATGGGACATATAAATAACATAGGATATTCTATGGGCCTTAGTAAAAAGGAAATAGATGATATTATAGCTGTTAAGTTTACCAAGGCAAGGAAGCCAATCAAAATTTCAACAGAAGATTTTAAAAGAGATGTGCCTGTAGAGGATAGATGCCCAACTAAAATATGGCAAGAGTGGGATAAAACGCTAACTTTAAATCAAGTTAAACGGGGCGTTTGGAAAGATAATCATGTAATAGGCAATGTAATATGCGAGTTCTAAACGAATTTGGAATAGAAATAGAATTAGAATCAGGAGATTTGTTCTATAAAGTAGATAAGGAAACGTTCTTAATCTATAATGAGGTGCTAACTAATTTTTTTGAGGCAGATGATAAGTTTGTATATTATGCCACAGAATTAGCAGCTAAGAACTATGTCTATTGGAATAAGCCCGTTTACAGCAGATTAATCACTAACCTTAGCGTTTCAGTATTCAATTTAGAAAATACCAACTGTACAGCTTGTTTAGGATGTGGGGTATCGGTATGTAATGGATTCTGCTTATGTGAAAAATGCAATCAAACAGTAAATAATTAAACACGAATATATGGCAAGAGAAACAACAAGTACAGGATCAGGAAAGCACTTCTACGTGAAGGCTAAGAACCTAAAACCAGGCATTGATGCCTACCCAACCCTTGAATTACAACAGAAGAACCCATCAACGGGTGCCTATGAAGTAGTCCAAGAAGTAACGGCACTATCAGGATGGATAACATCCATTGAGAAGGTAGATAAGCCTAAATCTGACAAGCACAAGCGTATCAGGGGAGTTAAATTCACCATGACCGACCCAAAGACAAGCGAGAACTATCACTTTGACCTCACCTATTCCAACCCCGTAAGAGAGCTGTTAAACAGAATGGCCGGACTAGGATCATTTGAAGATGAGCTAAGGATAGCGTTTTACCGAGGAGATAAGGGATACGCAGGAGCATCATTAAAAAAGACCTCATTAGGACAATCTACAAAGGTGGAAATTAAGTACAGCTACAAAGAGCATATTGAGCCTAGAATCAAAAAGGTGGTGCTTAATGGAGAAACGCAATCCGACTATGAGAAGGTGGATGAGTTTTTTGACAGCCTTATAGAGAAGGTTCTAGTGGCTTATAAAACGCAAAGGTTAGATGGAACTTATATTCCTGCATCACAGGGAGAAAGTGAGTTTACACCCGACACTGAGCCGGCTGTACCATTGTATGAGAGATACGATAGTGATGGTACTAAAAAGCCAGAAGTATTTAATAATAACGATGATACAATGGGGCTTCCATTTTAAGCATGAGCATATACAAGAAACTAGCTGAGATTCGCAAGGCGTTACCTCAGTTCACCAAGGATCAGCAGATTAATGGTGTTAAATTTATCGGAGATGAGCAGCTAAAAAATGCGCTTTTGCCGCTATTAAATGAGCATAGGGTATTGGTTATACCCCATGCCTCAGCAGATAGAGATACCTTTGATTTAACGCTAGAATTTGTTGACTTGGATTCGGGAGATAAGATACAATCAAATATGGTATTCCCTATACATGAAAGGGACTATCAATTTGGGGGTACCATCACATTAACTTACAAATATATCCTGTTAATATTATTTAACGTTAATACTGGTGAGGAAAATAGCCTACATAAGGCGATTAATGGGTATAAAGCTCTTGAAACGCCAAAGTTATGTGATATTGTAAAGCAGGAAATAAAGGACAAAACACCTGATTATGACCTTAGTTATGATTCTATAAAGGCATTAGAGGATGAAAAGCCCACAATAAAGGAAAGTCCAGATTTTCAATTAAAAGAAGAACCTAAAGTTAGCGTTTCAGAAAATACCTTCGGAGCATTATTCACAGAGGAGAAAGAGATCCCTACATTGCCATCCATACTAGAAACAGTAGAGGAAGATAATATAGAGATACCGGAAGTAGAAATCCCAGAAACAGCAGCCGCACCTATCATTAAGCCTAATTCAAGCAATCTTGATGTTAAATATCAAGCCCTAGAGAATAGAATCTTTGATGATCCAATTTTAAACGACCTACCATGCCATCCCAAGTACATATTTGAGATGCAGAAGGGAAAGAGAAGGACAAATAAGACCTATAGGGAGCTAATAATAGCGTTTCTAACAGGAGGAGAGCCAGAATTTAGAGCCATGCTCATCCAGAAGTACCAATTAACACCGGAGGACGTAATAGACTATGCAAATAGGACAATCGCCACTAGAGAGTTAATACCAGAGGTGTTACAGAACAATAAGAAAGGTGTTGAAATAGACATCCCAAATAAAACCCCAAGAGAAACATCACAGTATTTTAAGATTGTGGAAGGGCTGCAACAATTAGAAATATCTGAAACGCAAATTTTAGATGCCATACATTTATTGCAGGATACCGGTAAAATGGAGGATAAATATAGGTTTGAGAATAAAGTTCACGTACCTACATTTTTAGTAAATGCTACTAAATCTGAAATTTTATTGGTATTAAATGAAACAAAACGCTAAAGTTAGCGTTATAATTAGTGGTTATTAATAAGTGGTTATGATTCCCCTTCATAAAGAAATTTTTGGAGGGGTTTCTTTTTTTGTATATTTGAGCAAAATATTTTATTATGCCTCAATTAAATGCTTCAAATGGAAAATGCGCATTAGCAACACAAGTAGCTGCTGTTGGTGCCGTATCAGTTTTTACAGTAGCTACATACCAATTTTACAGAGTTATAGTAAATGCGACAAATGGCTATGTTAAACTACAATTAAGAGCAGGAAATAATGGCATCTATCAAGGCGAGTTTAAGACATTTGTAACTCCTTATAATACAAGTGCTGCTATTACCGCAACTGCATTAGCAGCCTTAATCACTGCCGACACATCACTTGTAAATATAACCATTACTGACTTGTCAAATGGCACCTTTACTATTGAATCTGATACCCCGTCTAATGGGGTTCAAGTTAAAGGAGAATTTGGATGTGAGGTTAAGAGGGATAGAGAGGCCTTTAACCTACAAACCTACGAAGGAGATGCTTATTTTTTAGCTAAAGTTAGCGGTGGTAATATAAGATATACAGAAAACCCTATTTTAGGATTATCCCCTACTACATCGGTAGGAATCTTAATTGAGAATGGTGGTTGGTTTGATATTATAGGTAAAAATAACATTTTAAAATCTGCATTTATAGAGGAAACGGCTGATGCTGTAATTGATTACCAAATATATATTGCATGAGTTTAGGTTTAAGGAAAAATCGACCATTATCTAAAAATGCCTTTGTAAGAGGTAGGGAGGGTATTGGTAATCTTGGATGCCCTACTATTACAATAGGCGATAATCAAGAAAGTGGGATTGTATTTATTGATGAAGGTGGAGGATTGCTTGCTTTAATTAATGGAGGTGAACCAGTTTATACAATAGGAACTATAACAGGTACAGTTCCATCAGGATTTAATTTAGATATTACTGAAATAGACGGAGAATATTATGTATATTTTGATTTAAAGGCTGATACATTTGGTTCTTATACATTTTCAGTAACAGTATTAGATACTAATAACTGTGAAAGTGCTGCTAAGACATTTACTATTGAAGTATGGGCACAGTTTGCTAATAAAACTACACAGGTTGTAACTATTGGAGATGCTTTTTTAATAGCTGTATCTGGACTCCCCCTTTATGGCTCGGGTGTAGCTTTAGATTCTATCACTTTGAATTATGCAAGTGCTGTCGGGTCATTTCCTAATATAGAAGATCCAAACGGTGATTTCACGGCTGATTTATACGGGACAGCACCAACAGGGAATGTTACTGATGCTGTAATTTATGATATAACTGAGGCATATCCACCATTTGCAACAGGATCAACTCCATACACAGGATCATTTATTTCTGGATCAGATGGTTTTAGTGAATTTGATGGATCAGTTGCTAATGGAGATTGGAAATTTCGTGGGGTGAACGGCACAATTAATTCAGTATCGCTAGTATTTAAACCATAAAAATGATAGGAAGTTTAAAAAATAAACCAAATAATTTATTAGCACTATTCTTTATATTAGTGTTTATGCTAATTTTAATACTATCTTCATGCGCAACAAGGGAGAAATGCAATCAATTATTTCCTCCATCTACAAAGGATAGTATTGTTTATATCACTAAAGATAGCGTTTCGTATAGAGATACTACCATATATATACCAGGTAATACAATAACTCTAAGAGATACAATAGTAGATTGTGCAGACTTTGAAAAGGAGCTAGAAGATGCCCGAACAAAACTAAGAATAATAGTAAGAAAAGGAAGATTAACAGCCACTTGTGAATGTAAGGAGCTAGAGGTTAAATTTAGGGTTTATGAGCATTGGCATACATTAGTAAAAAGCCATGATAGATTAGAATTAAGAACAGCCGCTACAAAACGCAAACATTGGCTATCTTTTTGGGAGTCATGGGCTGCTATTGGGCTATTAATTGTATTTATTGGAGGCTTTATATTTAAAAAAATAGGGCTAAAGTTGGCGTTTACCATTACACCCCCATTTATTACAATAGTAAAGAGATGATTCTAATACCCATATCCTTAACAACAGTAGGATCAGCAGCAGAAGAAATAGTTGACGTTCCTAATAACCGGCAGTACACATTAAAAACACTCACTGCATGGAAGGATAGCACATTTACCATAAACATTAGTATTGAAGATAGTAGAGGATATAGAACCGTTTACAATTATAATATGGCAGATGGTGGAGTAAGTGTATTTGATGAGCCAATAATCCTATTAGGAGGAGATAGATTAGTTTCACAATCAAGCTCGGCAGGTATTGATATTAATGCTACCTTTGAGGTAAATGCTTATGCAGGATGAGTGCAAATTTTGATAAAGATGGTAATTTAAAGGTTCATGTAACTGGTGGCTTTACAGGGTACACTGGTTATACTGGACCGGAAGGCCCTACGGGTTATACTGGGGCAACTGGTTATACTGGACCTGGTAATTTTACAGGTTACACCGGCTATACTGGATATACAGGGGCTACCGGATTTACGGGATACACGGGAGATACTGGCCCTGGAAATTTCACGGGCTATACAGGCCCAACAGGCTACACAGGATATACTGGTTTTACTGGATATACAGGACCAGGAGCATTTACGGGTTACACAGGTCCTACAGGATACACAGGGCCACAAGGTAATATAGGATCAACTGGTTATACGGGATATACAGGTTTCACTGGCTATACAGGACCAGGAGCATTTACGGGTTATACAGGACCCACGGGTTACACTGGACCCCAAGGTAATATTGGAGCTACAGGTTACACAGGATTTACGGGACCTACGGGATATACTGGTGCCCAAGGACCTGCTGGTGTTGGTGGTATTGTAGCAAATTGGGGTTCTTTTTGGTCAACCGTAGATCAAACTGCCGCAAATACAACTACTGCTTATGCAATAACTTATAATAATACTGACCCAGATAGTACTAATGTTAGCGTTGTTTCAAATAGTAGAGTAACTGTAGTTGATGCCGGTATTTATAACTTACAGTTTTCAATCCAATTTGTAAACACTGCCAATTCTGACGCAAATACAAATGTTTGGTTTCGTAAAAATGGTACAGACATTGCAGATAGTTCAAGTCAAGTAACTGTTCCAGCGCAACATGGTGGTGGTACTGGACAGATAATTCTTGCACTTAACTTCATGCTTGAACTTGCTGCAAGCGATTACATTGAGTTAATGTGGCAAACAGAAAACACTGCTGTTTCTATTGAAACTCTTGCTGCCGGTACAACTCCAACTACTCCACAAACACCAGGAGTTATTTTTACGGTTCATCAACTTGCATATAGCGGCCCTACTGGTTCAACAGGATACACAGGTTATACAGGACCAATCGGACCAACAGGATTTACGGGATATACAGGACCACAGGGTTCGACAGGTTTTACTGGTTACACAGGTCCAAAAGGTGATACAGGAGAAACAGGTTACACTGGATATACGGGATATACGGGATATACGGGATCGGGTTCTACTGGTTATACTGGTTATACAGGGTACACCGGTTATACAGGAGCAACTCCACCTATAGATTGGACTTATTTAGTAATATTAGGAGGATACGTTTAATTTAAAAAATCAATAATATGGCATCAGTACCTTTATTAGGAGCAACACCCAAGACAACCTATTGTACTTGGCTTCCAGCAACAACAGCAAATACTAAATCAGATGGTTCTGGAACTATAGGAACAGATATTTTACTTGCCTGTACAGCAGGTTCTAATGGAGCATGGATAGACAGAATACGTCTTATGCCTGTAGGGACAACAGCAGCAACATCAACAGCAACAACAGCTACAGTAGCTAGAATATTTGTATCTACTCAAACATCTGGAGCTACCACAAACCTAAATACTCACTCATGGCAAGAGATGTCGTGTCCTGCTCAAACAGTAAATCAAGCTACAGTATCTATTAGCCCAGTAGATGTTCCTGCCGGTTTTAGATTAGAAGCCGGAGAAAGTATTTTATTTTCTATGTATCATGTAGCAGCAGCTAATACAGCATGGGAATGTACAGTTTTTTCAACAGATTACTAAAATCTAGTCTATGAGTTATATAGAAGGAGGAGAAAACGAATTATATAAGAATACTTGTAGAGTAAGCACTTTTAGACCGTTACAACAAAGGGGTTCAAGTATTGAAAGATGGCAAACTTGGCAACCAACACCTCAAGAAACCATGGCCTATTTTTTATGTATAGGTGGTGGTGGTGGTGGTGGAGGAGGATTCTCAGGACTTACACTAACAGCTAGAGGTGGAGGAGGTGGTGGAGGTTCCGCAGGTCAAACAAGAGGATTAATACCTTTAATGTTCTTACCTAAAATATTATATATCTCAGTAGCAGTAGGTGGTGCAGGAGGAACCGCAGGAGTAAGTGGTGGAACTGCAAGTAGAAGTTATATATCTGTAGCTCCTAATAGCACTGCGGGAAATCGTGTTATGTCATCTGCTGGATCTTCTAATGGAGCTACTGGTGGAGCTGCTGGTACAGCCGCAGGTGCATCTGCTGGTGGTAATGGAGAAGCAGCAGGTGCTTTCACTGACCAGATGGTAGGTCAATGGGGAATATTTCAGTTTTTAGCAGGTAAGAATGGAGCTGCGGCTGGTGCTTTAGGATTAGCAGGAGGATCCAATACATTATATACTACAGGTTGTTCTAATGGAGGTAGTGGTGGTGGAAGCACTACAGCACTTAATGTTGCAGGAGCAGGAGGTGCCCAAACTGGAGTTGGTATTTGGGATAGCATACCAGGAGGTGCTGTAGCAGGACCAATAGATGGATCTACAGGATATAATACTAGATTTGAAATGATACTTCCTTATGGGGGAAGCGGAGGAGCATCAGGAACAACAGGAATAGGAGGTAATGGTGGTGATGGAGGATTCCCAGGTGGAGGTGGCGGAGGAGGTGGAGGAGGAACTACAGGAGGAGCTGGTGGTAATGGAGGTGATGGAATAGTAATGATTATATCATGGTAATTAAAATTTTAAGTTATGTATATTGAACCAGGAGATAACAGTCTTAATAGAACTAGAAATAGAGTAAGTATGTTTACTACTATGGGAGGTGCTGTAGGTACTTCATGGCAAACATGGCAACCTAATCCAGATGAAACTATGGCTTACATTATATGTGTAGGAGGAGGAGGTTCTGGAGCAGGCGGCTTCTCCGGTCTAGCAGGTTCTATCCGTGGTGGTGGAGGTGGTGGAGGTGCAGCAGGACAGACTAGATGTATAATCCCTTTAATGTTTTTACCTAAGATTCTTTATATTTCACCCGGAGCAGGAGGAGCATCAGTAGCCGCTTCTACAAATGGTAATCCTGGAACTTTATCTTATGTATGTGTTGCACCTAATACTACAGCAGCTAATGTTATTGTTCAATCTGGAGCCGCAAGAGCTTCTAACACAGTAGCAACAGCAGGATCAGGAACAACAGCAGGAGCAGGTGGTACAGCAGAAACTATTAGCACTGTATTATTATGTGTAGTGGGACAGTGGGGACTATTACAGTTTCTTGCCGGTAAAGCAGGAGCAGCCGCAGGAGCCGTTACGGGAGCCGCAGGAGGATCTAATACATTATATACAGCAGGTTGTTCTAATGGTGGAGCTGGTGGAGCTAGTACTCCAGCAGCTAATACTAACTTTGCAGGAGGTGCCCAAACAGGTGCAGGTATATGGCCTACTATGCCAGGTGGTACAGCAGGAGGTAATCCTGGATCAGGGGCTACGGGTTATAATAATATGTTTGAAATGATTTTGCCTTATGGAGGTACAGGTGGTGGTACTGGAGGTACAGCACTTACTGTAGCAGGAAATGGTGGTGATGGAGGCTTTCCTGGTGGTGGAGGTGGTGGCGGTGGTGGTGGTGTTACTGGAGGGAGAGGTGGTAAAGGTGGTGATGGTTGCGTATGGATAATCTCATGGTAAAATTTGATGTAGTCCTCATAGCTAGAAACGAAGATAAAACACTTCCTCGTTTATTAAAATCACTTAATGAGTTTAAATCATTAGGTGGTAAAGTATATATATTAGATACAGGTTCAAAAGATAATACAGTCCAAGTGGCTAAACAATGGGGATGCCACGTAGAAGAAGTAGGTGATAAGTTTAGAATCACAATTAATAAAGAACTTGCCAACCAAATAAATGCGTTTACAGGAACACAAATAGTAAAAGACGGTGATAGTGTATTTGACTACGCATCTGCCCGTAACTACATAGCTAACTTCGCTACCCATGACATGATAGCCACTCCTGATTGTGATGAAATATGGACAAAATTTAATATAGATAAGATAAATCAAGCCGTAGAACAAGCCGATCAATTAGAATATAACTTCGTATTTGCTCACGACGAGAACGGCAAAGAACTCGTAAAATTCCTACACTCTAAATTCTACAACAGAAATAAAATGAAATGGGTAGGCATTATCCATGAAGTATTACAAGGAGAAGGTAAGCGATTATTCCTAGATGAGAGTATAATTAAACTCGAACATTGGCAAAATCCAGAAACAAATAGAAGCGGATACCTACCTGGACTTGCTATTGATTGTTATACAAACCAAGATAATGACAGGAACGCCCACTACTTTGGTAGAGAGTTAATGTATCATGGATATTTTGAAGCAGCTATAAAACAGTTAGAACGACATATAGCTATGGATAAGTGGCCTACTGAAAGATCACAAAGCATGATATTTATAGGGGACTGTTTGCAATACATGAATAAATTTGATGCGTCATGGTATTTAAAAGCGTTTGATCTAGAACCAAACCGCAGGGAACCTCTAATGAAACTTGCTGAATATTACTATCAGCAGGGCAAAAAAGAGCAAACCAGAGCCTATGGTGAAGCCGCACTAACCATCCAAGGCAATAATTTCTACGCAAATTACCAACCTTATTATGAAGATCGGCCACATGAACTATTGTATTGGGCATGGGATGGCATAGATAAAGCAAAATCGGATTATCATTGGGATCAAGCATATAAGTTTAACCCACATAACACTAAAACATTATCAGGAGCCTCATATAGGTTTAATCTACCAAAAGTTAGTATTATAATACCACAGCTAGGTAGAGAAGAAGGATTAAAAAGATGCTTAGACTCTATAAAAAACCTTGACTACCCAAACGCTTTAATAGAAACCATCGTTGTTGAGGGAGAAGAAACAGTGCCTATCAAGGTTCAAAAAGGACTAGAAAAGTCTACCGGAGAATATATATGTTATGCTGCCAACGACGTAGAATTTACACCAGATAGCCTTAAAATAGCTATCCAAGACTCTATTAAACTAAACAAAGGACTTGTTTCATTTACAAGTGGATCACTATTGCCGGACAATGGCAATATTTGTGAGCACTTTATAATTAAGCGAGAACTTATTGATAAGCTAGAAGCTAGACAAATATTCTCTACCGACTTTAATCACGTAGGAGTAGATAATTGGCTATGGGCACAGGCTACTAAGTTAGATACATCATATAGATCAACAGCGTTTATACACCACTACCACTTCTCAAAAGGAGCTGAATTAGATAATGTTTATAAAAGGGGATGGGATAAAGTAATGAGAGATAGAGAAATTTTACAAAATAAATTAAGTAAATTATAATATTTCTTATATTTGACAAACTATTTATCTATGTGGAAGCGATATTTAAGCCCAACGCCTGCTAATGTAGCAAGAATAATGCTAATAATCAAAGGTGGATTAGCGATATTTATAGGATCAGAGATAGCAACTCACGATTATCGGATGGCAACTTATGGTGCCATAGTAGGTTTTATACTACAGGAGCTTGCTAATTTCCTAACTGAGAAACCTAAAGACGATGCTAATTAATGTATTAATAATAGCTATAGTTGGCGTTTCTACAATCATAACCCTTATATTATATAAGACAAGAGATAGAAAGTTTAATCAAAAGCATAGGAAGAATACCATTAAAGACCGAAGATATGATAAGTAATGAGATCTACACAGTAATAGGCTTATGTATAGGGATGGCAGGAATATTAAGTGCCGTTATTGGAGCCTGGATAAACATAAAAACAAAATTAGCGTCTATGGAAGTAAAGATGCTTGAATTAGAAAAGGACATCCGAAAGACAGACGAAGATGTAAAGGATCACAAGTCAGAGGTTAAAGTTTACATGGATAAGGTAGATAAGAAGCTAGGCAATATCCACGAAGGTATCAATGATATTAAGGTTACGTTGGCTAATAAGCAGGACAGGAAGGGTTAAAGCTCTTTATCCATTAGTTTTAAAACCTGCGTCCATACCTCTTTAGTTTTATAAGACGTTTCAATAAGAACTCCACCAGAAAGATAGATGTCTAATCCATATAGCTTAGTATCGTCTTTAAATGCGTAGTATCCCTTAAAATCTATTTGATTAAATGATACCATTACAATTCCATCTATGTAGATTTTTACTCTACCGTTGTAGATGTCTAGGGTGTAGGTGTGTTGATCGTTATTCATGTTTATTTTTTACGTTAATTTAAGGTAAAGGTTGCGTTCTATTTCATATAATTTCTCGATCCTACTTACATTCTTATTATAAATGAGCATCTTGGTTCTATCTTGGAACTCCCATTTTTCGTGGCAGCCGTTGGTTCCTAATCCACAGCAGAGTATATTGTGATTCAGAGGGTGAAACGCCAACTTTGGGTGTGCCCCTCTGGTGAGTATATGGCTTACATAACTATGGCTAAATTCTTTTAGCTCCATCCCACATTCTTCGCATTTACATATCCCCTGTTTATTGGCCGACAATAACCACATAGCCTGATAGTATTCCATTTTCTTGGCCGATTTAGCCTTGGTTTTATCTGAGGGCTTATACGAAAGTTTGCGTTTTGTCTTATTTTTAATAGCCTTGAAATGCGTTTCACATATCCTAGAGCAAACAGATTGAAGTGGTCTAATAGGCATAAAATCCAACTTACAATACTTGCACTTCTTTATTTTAAGGATGGGATTCATATAGATTTCCAATTTAATGAAGGCTTAAACTCCCTAAATCTAATCACCGGATCTATATTCAATAGATGACAAGCCTCAATATACTCATTGAGTGTGAGTTTCTCCAGGCGAATATTAATTCTCTCATAGCTCCAGCCTGTCATCTGACAAAACTGCTTCATAGTTATCTTTCGCTTTTTTAATTCAGCCTTTAATGCTAATACAAAATTGTTCATAGTGTCTAATTTTGTACAAATATAGTGCAATTATATGAAACGCCAAAGTTAGCGTTGTAATTAATACATCTCTGGGTTCTTATATACCCATACACATTCTAGTATAGGAGCATCACCTGAGAATATAAGTTTTGATGGCTTATCTATGAACTCTACCCCGTTCCATTTATATACAGCAGGGTGCCTTACATAAGCTATTCCAGATGGTGTGTGTATCTTTGTAGCAAAGCAGGTTGTTACTCTTAAAATGCTGCTATTAGGGAATGAGAATAGGTTTCCATAAACGTCTGTGGTCTTAATAAAGCCCGTATATTGGCCTCTGGTGTCCATATCATTAATGATGTCTAATGCAAGTATAGTTAGCGTTTCGGTCTTAATTTCAGCCACTATAATAGGCAAATATGCCCTAGTCTTTTCAATATTAATCTTAAACTTCATGCCGGTCTTATCTCTGTTTTTAATAATGGATTCAAACGCTTTTCTAAATTCTGTTTCCATTTGCATAGTTTATAGGCTCCTGTTATAATAGTGCTGCCATCACGAGTATTGATGAGGGCATACTTTTTTGGAACGCTATCTTTGCCTTCTGTGGGTTTCTTTTTAAGGGGATCTTCTCCCGTCTTTTTGGCTATTGCAGCTCGTTGATATTCATTCATAGTTTTACAATCGCTTTTTAAAAATAATGCTTTTTGAAAACGCTTTTTAAAATTGCATATTAAGCCCTGGAACCGCTATTATATATTATGTATAGTTTGCGTTTCAGATGCTATTAATGCCGTTCTAAGGGGTTCTGTTCTTATGGGTTTCTTACCTGCGTTACTATTATTCCTGTCCCAATAAGCCGGTTCACTATCTGTGAATAGCTTAATTTTGTGGTGAGTGTGTGCTGGTGGTTTGCCCGTCTTAAAATAAAGGTTTTATATCTCATAGGTTAGTTATTTAAAGTTAGCGTTTCTAATAGTTATACTCTACACTAATAGCCCGTTCAAAATTATACATATTGTCCAGGGCTGCCAAATATTGATAGGTGGCTAGTTCGTTGTCCATCTCGGTCCATTCTTTTGTAAATTCTGGGCTGTTATTAAATAGCAGGTTCCCCCAATCAATCAAATGATTGTAGAATAATTCTGTGGGATATATGGACCTTAGCCAATTTTGGCGTTTCTCCAAGTGGTTTGGCATATTTATTTGCATAACTATTAAGGTATAAAATTGATATTATTAATAGAGTGAATGTTATTATAAGCCAAACAAGGCCGCTAAAATTATGCTTTTTAATCATTGGTTAGAATGCTTTTTGAAAATATACCCGTTTTAAGCGTTTGCAAACGGGTATAATATTAGTAATGAGCTAGTTGTAAATTACCCAAAAATTGATTTAGGTAGGTTCTTGTACATCTCTTGCATTTCAATAACATAAGTACAATAAACTAAAGTATCTTCTAGCTGCTTAATGTAATAAATAGCTGCTTTTTCGTCTTTTAGTTTTAGATATTCTTCTATTTCATCTAAAACTTCATAGGAGCAATCTCTTTGCACTCTCATATCATCATGAAATTGATCGAAAATAGGAGTATCTGCGTCTAATTCATTATACTTTAAGCTAATTTGATTAACAAAAGTACAAGCGGCCTTTAACAAGTTCTTCTTCATGGCTATTAATTTAGTGGTTTATAAAAAATGCTTTTTAAAATTATGGTATTAATGTAGGTGCGTTATTTAACAGATAATATTGGCGTTTCTAGTTAAAGCTATCTAGCTTTTCCTTCCACTTATGGAATAGGAGTGCTTGTCCTTGTGGTTCTTTATAGTTTAATATCATTCGTTTGCATGGTTCTAGCTGATCCGGTAATTTACAGGACTCAATGCATCTGGCAATAAAAAAAAAGGAGTTCATGGTTTTACGGGTTTTAAGGTTTGCATTTTATTTTTCTTAAATTGTACGGGGTTGCATCTAAATAATAATCAAAAGTATAGCCTAATTTATTTAGCTTCTTTAATAGTTTATCAGATAACATATATGTATCACAGTCGCCAAAATTATCTATAATATTCCTAACTTTTTTAGGTAATAATTCAGGGCGTTCAAAAAAATCTATATTTGTCATATTAATTAAAGTTTGCGTTTTATATTATTCGTAAATTTCAATGTTAAACAGGTCCTGAGTTATACATTCTGCATCAATTACTCTTTTAAAGTCAAAATACACGTTACCTCCGCATTCAATTTCTTCATAGGTGTTTGTTTCCTCTGCTGCGTCTTTATATATGCTCCAAAGGTCGTTGCCTTCTTTTACTTCAATATCATTAGCGGCAAATTTCTTTTTGATGAGGTCTAAAAAATCCCTTTCTCCAAAGTTATTCCAGGCTTCTTCTATTAGTTCCTGCTCTACTTCGCTGCAATCTTCATCATCTATGCACGGGTAATTATATAGGGCCGTTAAAGTTTCTATTATTTCCTCGTTGTCACATTGGCCGTTTATATATATTATCTCGCTGTTGTATGCTCCATTAATTTTAATTACGTTTGGATCGTCTTTGAATAGGTCCATAAATATACGTACATTGGACCTTTCTACATGGTAACTATTATCATAGTCTCCAAAAGATAGTAATTTGCATTGGAACCAGTCGTTGTTCTTGTTTGCGCTGGCCTGGTGTGCTGCGTATTGGCTTGGGCGGCCTTCTTCGTCCTTTACCCAACTATCATAGCTTTTAAATTCGTCGAATAATGTGGTTTTGTTTTGCATGGTCGTTTTATTTTAGTGGTTATTAATTAGTTTCACCAGGTTTAGCCGGTCCCGTTTTTAGTGGGTGCCGGCGGCCTGGTTTGTTTTGGATTTAATTTTTAATAAATTTCTCCGTCCTCTGTAAATTCATATTTATTAGCTTCTATTGTTTCACTAATATATTCGTCTGAGTCCATCCAGTCAAAGTCCTTTTCAGCTATTTCCTCATAACTTGGTATCTCTAGGTCTAAGTTAGTGGTATGCTTGTCTGGATTCCGTAAAAAATCAATGATAGGTTGTAAAAAGTCAAAGTCATAACATACTCCCGTTAGTGGGCAGTTGTCCAGGTTATTAGTTTTGAATACTTTTGATAATCTAACCTTTACCGGATTATCATATTTATACTGAAAATAGGAGTTTTTAATTTTCCCGTCTGCGTGTTTGCTTATCCGGTTTGTATCGGTCCAAAGGTGGCTTAAATTATTTTGGATCCATGCAACAAGTCTGGCGCCTTTAATTTCCTCCTGTATGTGTCTGAGGTCTTTATATATCTTCTCTGCGGCCTTGTAACTTGCAAGCCTATCAGGTCCCCAAAAGTCATCATTGTCCTGGTACCTGTAGTTATTTATTGCAGTCTGTTTAGCTTCTTCGCTGAGTTCAGCAAATTTGTATAATTTAATTTCGATGGTTTTCATGGTCGTTAATTTAGTGGTTATTAATTAAAGTTTGCGTTTCGTATTATAGTAGCGTTTTAATTTTATCTTCTGCCTCTTGTTGACTATTAGCGTATACAATATATGTACTTCGGTCAATTATTATTCTATATTGTTTCATAGTATATAAGCTATTAAATTAATAATATAAACTATACCGGCTAGCCATAGCATCCAGCCGTAAATTAGTAGGTCTTTAATGAGTGTTTTAAATTTCATGGTTTCAATTATTGGTTACGTCTATATAAACGGTAGCTAATTATTAATGTTTCATTTATTATGCTATATTTGTATAATTATTTACTAATTAGTAGCTAACTTGCTTATAATCAATGAGTATAAATTAATCAGGAAATAAGGGTTAAAATAAGCTATTTAAGCGGCTAATTAGTATAGTGTTGAGTATTAATACTATAACCGTTTGTAAGCGTTTAATTCTATTAGGTATATGGGCTGCTTATTATCTAAAGTTGGCGTTTTATATATAAGCCTCTCCCCTATATATAACATAAGCCTATAACCACTTCTGGACCTTACCTAAAAATTAAGGAGAAAATTAAAAATAAGGCGGGGGTGTTGGTTCTTTACTCCAGGTCAATGGCTGCTGCCGGTCCTCATTTCCTTTTATGATTGCTTTATTTGTGTGCCTTTCAACATGTCTTTAATTAGTCTTATAATATTTATTATGTTAAGTAGCTATTTTAGTGGGCTTATTCTTCTGCTTCTGCTATGTTGTTGCATCAGCCCCTCCCCTACTCTATCATGTTTGCTTTATTTATTATTATTCATTGGCTTAATTAGCTTTATCCCTTTGTTTATGGGGGTTGCCAGTGAGTGATGGTCCCTTTTATATTGGGTTTTGGTTTTGATCTTGCGTCTGGGGGGTGGGTTTCGGGATTAATTTCCCTTTGGACCACCCCCACCCGTCAATTTTTAACGGTAACTCCCCCTTCCCACCTATAAAAATTTTATTTTTTATTTTTTTTAATTTTAGTGGGGGTTAATTAGTGAAATTAGTGGTATAAAAATGAAACTTTAAATTAGTGGCTGCGTTAAATAGGGTAAATTAGTTATTTTTGGCGATAAATGGGTGATATTTTAGAATGTAATATATTGATAATCAATAGTGGGTTATAAAAATCACCGAGCCGAGCCAAAATAAAAAAAGCGACAAAATAGTAATTAATTAAAATAAGGGATATGTTATTAATAAATCCAGATTTAGAGTTTCCGAAAAGATCGGATAATATTTTTAAGCCGATGACTGCTGCCTCTGCGGCTAAAATAACGCATGAGGCTAACATAAAAGGGTTAGAGCAGGACATTGCTACTATAGCTAGGCTGATATATGAGGCAGCGAATGGAGGTCTTAATTTTATAGTAAGGGAGAAGGTGATGAAAGATGTACTAGATTATTATAAGGGATTAGGATATATAGTAAGTGTTGATAGTAATGGAGATTGGAGAATAGAGTGGTAATTTACGAAACGCAAACTTTAGATAAGCAGTTATGGAAATAGCAGAATTAAGGATAGGTAACCTATATAAATCCACTAAATTTAGATTACCGGTTACTTGCAAGTTGTCGGATTTAGTTGAGATATACCACATGGCTGATGGGGCCGAGGTTGATAAGTACCATGTGTTAAGTGTGTTTGCGCCTATACCTATTACGGAAGATTGGGTGATAGCTTTTGGATTTAAGAAGCATGAACTATGTATCCCTGATATGTATATTAAGGATGGTTGTGGGTTTTCTATTAAGTATAGGAAAGAAAATGGTTTTACTGTTGGGTATAGGTATGGCTATGTTTATTTAAAGTATGTCCATCAGTTGCAGGATCTTTATTTTGCTTTAATGGGGAGTGAGCTTATTTATGAAACGCAAATTATATTTTAATGGAAATATTAGTTAACAATCAACCGGCCATAAGAATTAGTGGCAAGGTGATTAAGGTGTACAAGGATAACTTCACGAAGAAGGTAAGCCGGTTATGTGATTGTGATGGGGATAAGGTGTGGTTCCCTGGGAGTAGTGTTAGGGATAATGATGATGGGACTATTGATATACAGGAGTGGATATACTATAAGAAGTTTCCAAATGGTTAAAACGCAAACTTTAGATAAGATGAGAGATTTAGATTTAGCAGCTTCTCCCCCATTGGGAAAGAGAAAGAGTAGTGATTGGCACAGAGGAGTAAAAGTGCTAATGCTATATTGGGAAAAGATGAGAGAGTATAGAGAGATAGAAGATAGATTTAATAGCAACGCCAAAGTTAGCGTTTCCGCACATGGTTCCAGATAAAAAAATAGCAGCCGCACAGCATTGGATTGACATAATGTATCCAGGCATCACCGACCCTATTAAAATAGAGAAGTTAAAGAAGGAGTATTTCTCCATGACCAAGAACGTGGCAGTCCGGCCAAAGAAGTACCCAAAGAAAAAGAAAATAGTGGTTCGGTATAAGTACAAAATCACCACTAGAAACTTCCTCACACTAATTAAGGCTGAGAGAAACCACATCTTTAAAAGATTAAGGGAGTTTGGGGTGAAGCTCAGTTATGTGCAGCTTAGGTATTTAATCCTTATTACTTATGAGCAGCTATATGACTATCCGCTTAAAGTATCACTAAAGAGGATGGGGATTAATCGTATTAAAACGCAAACCTTAGAGGATCAGGGAGTCCTAAAAGACGGGGAATTAACCGACCTTGGTAAAATAGTTTACAACGAATGTATTAATGTAGTGGTTACTAGGAGTGGGTTTGAGGTGAAAGAAAGTAGTTTTAGGTATTGGATTTTTGAACAATAATTGTATAATTTGTAACTTTAATTTATCTTTGGCGTTAAATAACATATATGGAAGAAACTAAAGTTGGCGTTTCGACAGAACGTAAAACAGGATACTACTGGATAGTATATAAGAGAAGAAAATGGATCTTCTATTATAATAAGGATAAGGAAGAATGGTATGACGTTCTTAATTATAAGCGGTATTATGATTATGACTTTGATAAAATATACGAAACGCAACTTTTAGCTCCGGCTAATGAACCTAGTGAAAACTATAAGTGGTAGACCGCTAACGTTTTGCGTGTATAAGAAGTGGCGGAATTAAAGCATAAAATTAACTTGAAAGCAATGCAGTTGAATATAACACTAATGTTTCTAAATGGCACAAAACCCGCCATTTTTTATACACGCTGTTATGTGTATGTGGCGGTTTAAATAACGAAAATATGAAGATAAAAGCAATTTACATTAAGAACTTAAAAATGAGTGAAGGCAAAGTTGCTGCACAAGTGGCACACGCTGTTAAGAATTTAGGAATAACGCCAACTGATTGTGATATAATAGTTTTAGGTGTTTCAACCACTAAGTTTAATGAATTAACAGCACAGCACGAATGTTACATTCAACGAGATAAAGGATTAACAGAAGTAGAAAGTGGTACAGCAACAGCAGCGGCTTGGATAGATGTTCCGTAGCCATTACATGTAACGAACAAGTATTTTAGTAGTGCGATTAATAGCAGAAAGTAACAATGAAACAAGAATAACGGGTTGCGGCTTTGCGAAGTTGCTTAAAACACATAATATGGAAAAATACAGATTGATACAATTTTGCAAAGCCGCTGTTAGCAGTAGGTTCGTACCTATTCGCTATTACTTAATAGAGTTTTTCTGTTGGGTAATTTGCGGAATTGATTTTTACAAAAATTATCAAAGGTTCTATAAACGAACTTACCGCTAACGTTTTCGGGCTTTGTGTCCGTTGGCGAATTAAACCACAAATGTTAAATTAAAAACAAATATTGATTATGAGCAAAAAAGTTGAATTGAAAGACAAAACCGCCAATGGCACAAAAACCGTGTTAGGCGTAGGTTTTTATCGCTGTGGCCACTGTGGGCAACCGACAGATAAAGATGGTGAGCCGTTGGATTTAGAAGCGTGTAAAACATGGCAAGCAGATAAAGCAGAGTTAGTGCATGGAAATTGTTGCGTGCATGAACTACGCCAACGGCAGACAATTATAGTAACGAGGGATATGGCTATTGATGCAGGAGATATGTCGCTGGAGGGTCAGGAGTGGGTTTGGTAAACTTACGCCTAACGTTTTGCGTATATGAGAAGTGGCACTTGTAGAATGTTGATGTTTAGCACAAATGTTTATGTGCAATTTCTTATATACGCTGTTATGTTCTCGTTGCGGTTTATTAACTAAAAACTTAAATCGAATCACAGAAGTAGTATTTATTTTTTTGTGCGGTGGCAAAAATTAATTTGAAAAATTAAAAAGAATTATGAGTAAGAATATAGAATTAGACAAGTTTTATACACCAAAAGAAACGGCAAGACAATGTATTGAATTGTTTTTTGAAACATTTACTGATACGACTGAAATAATTGAACCAAGCGCAGGAAATGGTAATTTCAGTTTACAAATACCAAACTGTATTGCTTATGATTTAGAACCCGAACACGAAAGTATAATAAGGCAAGATTTTCTTAAACTGGATTTACCTTACAAGAAAGGTAGAGCATTTATTGGAAACCCACCTTTCGGAGATAGAAACAATCTTGCGAGAAGTTTTTACAAACACGCTTGTAAAATGGGTGATATGATTGGTTTTATACTCCCAATAAGCCAACTCGAAAATAGTGATAGTTTATATCATTTTGACTTGATTAAAAGTGTTGATTTAGGTGTATTAGAATATAGTAATATGAAAGTACATTGCTGTTTCAATTTGTACAAAAGACCAAAGAATGGTAAACTAAATAGTAAGCCTAAATTAAGTAGTGAATTATTTACAATACATAGAGACGACCAAGATGGTTATAATGAACTTGATTATGATTTATGTATATTTAGGCGAGGTGCAAGTAGTGGTAAAGAAAAATTTACTGACTTACATACACAAACATATAAGATTGTTGTAAATGATAAAACCAATGTTGAGTATGTTAGAAATACTATATTGAAATTTGATTGGCAGAATTACAAGAAACACCAATCAGCACCAAGTATTAGTAAAAATGATATTTATAGACTTTTTTAAAAAGCGAGGGAAGAAAAAATAAATACGGTATGATACCACAAAACTATAATCGAAGCACAATTGTAGCAATGGAGCATAACGTATGGTGCTATGAGAAGGTTTGCCTTGCAGAAATGTTCAAATTACCTAAAATGTTATTGGCAAACTTGCTTATAGCACGTGTTACATGCAGTTTTTGTGCGTTGGATTAGTAAAAAATTAAAAGTAAAATATGAAGAAAGTATTGAATTTATTTGCAGGAATTGGGGGCAACAGAAAACATTGGAAAGATGTAGAAGTAACCGCAATAGAATACAATGAGGAAATTGCCAATGTTTATAAGCAATTACATCCAAACGACAATGTTATCGTTGCTGATGCACACGAATATTTGACTAAACATTGGAGAGAGTTTGATTTTATATGGAGTAGCCCACCATGCCAAAGCCACAGCAAAGTTAGAATGATGGCAAGTAAAGGTGGAAGTTATGATGCTGTAATGCCTGATATGAGATTGTGGGCTGAAATAATCTTTTTGCAGAACTTTACAAAGAATACGGATATAAAGTTTGTGGTTGAAAATGTAAAACCATACTACGAACCATTTGTAAAACCAACAACAAAACTTGGTAGGCACTTATTTTGGGCAAACTTTGAAATACCACAAACTGAAATTAAAGACGGACTTACACACAATGAAAGAGGAAGTTCTGAAAAAGGTTATTTCGATTTGCGACCATATAAAATGGAACACAGGAAAGACCAGATTATTCGTAATTGCGTTGACCCCAATGTCGGAGATTACGTTCTTCGGTGTGCGTTGGGAAATTGCACATAACGAACAGGGCTATACGCTCGGTTTGTTTTTCACAAACTGGCGTTATAGCCCATGTTACCTGTCTGGTTTGTTTTTAATTTTTGTGGAAAGGAAGTCACGCTTAAACGTATAATAGATATGAAAACTAACAAAGAAGAAAAAGAATACATAGAAAAATGCCTTGATGCCTACCAAAATGGAGGTGTGCTGTGGCTTATTGAAAGGACTGATACAAATGAGTTCTGCTATAAAGAATTGAAGATGTGGCAAAGCAATAAGCCCGAAACGTGGAGAGATACATTATTGTGGTCAAAAGACATTTCATTTTTCCATGTATTCTTTTTAACCAAAGAAGATGCTGAAAAGGAATTGCAAGAAAATATGTTTATGCAATTTACAGAAGGAGGTTGCCCTTGTTGTGGACACGGCTCAACTGAAATACCAATTGCAATTACTGAACACGAATTTGTGCGGATGGGGAAAAAATAAAAACAAACTTGCAGGTAACGGTTCGGGTATTGCCGTTCGCTGTGTTCACAAATTAGATGCGTTCATGATTCGTGAACAGATGAAAATAATGAACAGCCACAATGACGGTAATACCATGTTATAAGATGGAGGTGGCGAGAAAAAAGGTTTGTAGTATCGGTTGGAAATCTGAAACCTTGAAATACCCATTAAGCTCGACAGTAGCCAACCATAGCCACCTCTTTCTTATAACGTTGGGTATTGGCGTTGTTGCCTCACAAATGTTTAATTGAAATACTAAATTTAATATTATGAAAAAAGATAAATTGAAACACGAAAGCAATAACGCCAATGTGCTGTTATGTGCTGATAATTTTACGGGTTACTTCGATGATGCTAACAAACCAATTTTTGTTGGTGATAAATTGAAAAGCGAATGGAACTATGAAGTTATTGTTGTAAAAGACGAAGATGGTGATTACAGTGGAAAATTGGTTTGTGATAATAACCATAGTTGCAAAAACATTCCTTATGCTTTAAATAAAGGTAAAGGTTATAGTAAAATTATTTGCACATAACGTATGGGTATTGGCGAAGTTGCCGAACCGAAAGCTAAATTGAAAAACAAAAGTTGAAATTATGGACGAAAGTTTAATTGAAAAACAGAACGGCAATTTTGCCAATACCGTGTTAGGTGCAGTGCCTTCTGTGGTGTATAATGAGGATTGTGTAGAGGCTTTAAAACGCTTTGACGATAACTACTTTGATATTGCTATTGTAGACCCACCTTATGGGCTTGGGAATAGATTAAGCGATGGAGGTGGCAAGCTAAAAAATACTCCTATGGCTGTGCTTTACAGAGATAAAGATTGGGATGTATTACCAACAGCCGAATATTGGGAGCAGTTGTTTAGAGTAAGCAAAAATCAAATGGTTTTTGGGGCTAATTACTTTCTTGAATATTTGCCGAGCAGTAGAGGTATAATTTGTTGGGATAAAAAACAAGATATGCCAACGCTTTCGGCTTGGGAATTAGTTTGGACATCATTTGATAAGCCGAGCAAAATATACAAGAAAGTAAGCACAGATTTAGACCGCTTTCATCCAACCCAAAAACCTATTGGCGTTTATGATTTTTGCTTACATTTTGCAAAAGCACAGCCACAAATGAAAATGCTTGACACCCACGTTGGAAGTGGAAGTAGCAGAATAGCTGCCCATAAGATGGGGCTACAATACACAGGATTTGAAATTGATACAGAATATTATGAGAAACAAGAAAAGCGTTTTAAAGACTTCAAATCACAATTACGGTTGTTTTAGCGGTGTCGGTGGCATTGCACCTAACTACTGTATATAAGCAATAAAACTAAAGCATGAAGATAACACTATCAAATATTTATGTACTAAAATGGCAGTTAAAAGACAACCCACAATACAAATGGACCTTATGCGGTAAATGTATTAACACTAAAACTGGTCGTGAAATAAAAAAGACTATTTGTGGAAGATCCATTGGATACTGCATTAAAGGCAAATTTGTATCAGCAAATACACTTAGGAAAGAATTAGAAACAATAAAAGAAATAGAATGTCCATTTTAACTACAACAATATGACATTACCAGAAGCACTAGATTACGTATTATCCAATATGGAATACGGGGAAGAAAATTGGCTGAGTAAGGATGATATTAAGGAGCTTGTTCAGCGAGAATTAGGATACAGACCTAGACCAGGACACTTTGAGGAGGCTTTTATTATTAGCAGGGTTAAGTATGATGTTATATATAAGAATGATAGAGGATGGATTAGGATTAAGAGGAATAAACTTGTCGAAACGCAAACTATAGACTAATGGAAAACATAATTAAGGAACTACAAAATCAGATTGCTGCCCTAAATGAAAGACTAACCGCCTTAGAGAATAAGAATAAGCGGTCATCGACAAAATTAGAGCCGGCAGAATGGAGAACTAACTTTGGCGTTTATAAAAAAGAACTAGACTTAGCATTTAAAACGCTATCTTTGGATACTAATTTCATAGCAGAACAAGAAAGGTTTAATCCTAATCTCGATATTAAACTATCAATGGAGAAGGCAGTAGTAAACTTCTGGGGAACGGAAGCCGGATGGAAATATAAGAAGAAGTCAAAAACCAATGACCTTGATTGGAAGCGCACACTCACAAATGCAATAGACATGAATAAAGTTTATAAGCAGAAAGGTCAATTAAATAACCCTTCAACTATGGTGTATTAATGCTAGTTATCAACCTAGAAGATAAGTCCGAGCACGAAATAGAGGTAACGAGGGATGGGGAAAACGCCATGCCTTGCCCTGTATGCTCCAAAGACCGGAAGAAAGAAAGGATTAAATGCTTCTCTTTTAACTATGCTAAAAAAGCAGGCAGGTGCAATCATTGTGGGATAGTGCTGGTGGAGAAGCGAGAATACATAGAGCCTGTTAAATATAAGAGGCCGGTATTTAAGCAAGAAGCATCTTACCTATCACAGAATGTTATTTCTTGGTTTGCATCCAGGTCCATATCTATTAAAACGCTAAGTTTATTTAAGATTACAGAAGGCAAAGAATGGATGCCACAGGTAGGAGCCGAAAGAAACACTATCCAATTTAATTATTTCAGAAACGGGGAATTAATCAATACCAAGTTTAGGGATGGCGAGAAGAATTTTAAATTAGTATCGGAGGCCGAGCTTATTCCTTATAATTTAGATGCAGTCATTAATGGTAAGCAGGTAATATGGGTAGAGGGGGAAATGGATTGCTTATCTGTGCATGAATCAGGGCTTCATAATGTAATTAGCGTTCCAAACGGAGCCACAGTAGGGAAAAACAACCTAACCTACCTTGATAATTGCATAGATTTATTCTCAGAAGATACTGAGCATATCCTAGCCTTTGATAATGACTTAGCCGGTAACGCACTTAGGGATGAATTTGTAAGAAGGCTTGGGGCCGAGAAATGTAGTAAGGTTACGTTCTTAGATTGCAAAGATGCCAATGAGTGCTTAGTGAAGTACGGAAGGGATGCTGTTAAAAACGCTATACTTAGCAAGCAGGAGTTTCCGGTAACAGGGATATTTACCGCCAAAGATATTAATGATGACATTGATGACTATTTTTATAATGGGCTACCGGAAGGATCAGATATTGGGCTGCCTTATTTTGACGAGTTATTAAAGTTCCACCCAGGTTACATCACTACCATCACCGGTATCCCTTCGCATGGTAAGTCAGAGTTCTTGGATTTTATAATGACTAGCTTAAATATAAGGCATAAATGGTCATTTGGCATTTACTCCCCAGAGAACTATCCATTGCAGCTACATTTTAGTAAGATAGCGGAGAAGCTATTAGGTAAGTCGTTTAGTGTTATGAACGAAGCCGAACTTGGCGTTGCAAAAAAATACTTCAATGACAACTTCCACTTCATCAAGCCGGAGGAGAATAATAAACTAGAGAACATACTAGAGAAAACAAAATACCTTGTAAGGAAGAAAGGCATACGGGCATTTATAATAGATGCTTGGAATAAGCTAGAACATGATTGGCAAGGATCTGAAACGCAATACATATCTAAGGAGTTAGATAAACTTGCAACCTTCTGTGAAAGAAACGGGGTGCATCTATTTTTAGTAGCGCATCCGACCAAGATTAGCAAGGATAAACAGACAGGGCTATATGAAGTGCCTAATTTATATTCAATAAGCGGATCTGCCAATTTTTTTAATAAGACACATAATGGTATTTCGGTGTATAGGAATTTTACCACTAACCGGACAGAGATATACGTACAGAAGGTAAAGTTTAAGCATTGGGGTAAGCATGGGATGGTAGAATTAGAGTGGAACCCTGCTAATGGAAGATACCACAAGTACACACCGGATTCTGTTAATTGGATTACAGGGCAGAGCAGACAAGTAGAGTTTGTAGAGGAAAACGCCAAAGTTAGCGTTCCAACAGAACGAAAATTAATACCTTTAGCAGAAGCATTAAGTAAAAATATTCCCACAGGGGACGAAGAACCACCATTTTAAAATAGATATATGGAAGAATTTGTAAAAGAACTTGAAAGATACGTACAGGAAATTAAATTAAGAGCATTACCTGGACAAACAAGGGAGGAAACGGAGAATTTCGCTAAAAAAGTAGCGGCTGCATTTCCTAATAAAAATATAGTATTAGAATTTAATGATTCTTTACTAACAATAAAATCAGTAAATTAGAAACACATGATAGAATCAATTAAACCAATTAACAACCAAGTCTTAATAAGACTAACCAGAAGGGGAGATGAGATAGAATTATCTAACGGCCACAAACTACACCTTGACACTTCTTATAATGAAGAAGAACACCGGCCAGTAGTAGGAGAGGTAATAGCTGTACCTGCAAAACTTAAATTCGTGGATGGGGATTTATCCTCAATGCCTTGGAAAACAGAAATGCAGCTACAAAAGGGAGATATTGTAATTATAAGGAGGCCGGCAGTATCAAGCTGCTTTATACAGAACTCAGGAAGAATTATAGAACAAGATGGGGAGCAGTACCTATTTATAAAGTATAGCGACATCATTTTGGCAAAACGCCAACTTTCACGAGATACCGAAAACTTCCAAACAGTAGAAGTGGATGGAAATAAGATGGCAGTGATTATGCTAAACGGATTTATGCTATTGGAGCCTGATGAGGAAGAATACAAAACTTTCCTAGAACTACCAAAATCAGTAAGGAGATTATCTAAATTAACCGGTACAGTAAGATTTATAGGTATGCCAAACTTGGCGTATCAAAAAATGGTAGATGCCACAAGCCAAGATACCACATTACCACCCGACTATTACTTTGACGTACAACCTGGAGATAGGGTAGTATTCCACAAAGCAGCCGATATACCATTGGAGCAGGATCTACACCAATCATTTGAAGGTAGGGATAAGAAGTATTTTAGATGCCAAAGGCACAAGTTATTAGCGAAACTTTAATATCTTTGTGTAGAACACACAATATATGCTAGAGTATCCAAAAGAGGAAATGAAGAAGGCCATTCTGGATTTATACGAACTTCCAGAAGAAACAGACCTATTAAAAACGTTTCCAATACTTCAATCAATACAAGGGTTTAATTACGACTTTAAAGATTTTAAAGCCCCCAACCAAGTAAGGAATAGCACCATCAGGTACATTAACTATGTTTATTCAGCAGGGCTTACTATTATTAAAGGTAGGTATCCTGATTATTTGAAACGCAAAGTTGAGTGTGCTAGGTTAGCCGGATTCCACTACGATCAGCATACCGGCAAATTCAACCCGAAGATTGAGGAGATATTAAGCTGCAAAAATAAGCAGACAAACCAAATGATTATAGGCTTCTTACGCTATAACTATTCGGATAAATATGCCACGATGCAGATTACAAGGGATAGATATTATAGGTCCTTGGCCGCAGACTACGATCAGCCGATGGAGGATTTTGGGGAGGAAAAAAAGAGGATTGTCTTATTGCAGGAGATAGAGAAGATGGAGCATGAATATTTGCAGGGAGATAAAACAACAGAGCTAACTGTGGCGTTGATACAAAATATCGAAGCCGAAGCATTAGGCTTAAAACCAGAAGATATAGCATCAAGACTAAGAGAAGGCCGTTCACCAATAGACTTTGATCCCTATTTATGAAGCCCGACACCCACTTCTGGATAAACGACAACGATAAGGACTTAAAGCCTATCAAAATAGACATAGCCAAAGTAATAGAGAAGAACTATCTATTTTGGAACCCATCACATGAAGGCCCCATCCCTATATTAGAGCCGGACTTCCATAAAATAAAAAACGCCACTAAGAGAAAAGAGGACCAAGTATGGGTGAGGGAAGAATACCCCGAAAAGCTATCTAAACTAGAGAAGCAATACTCAGGAGATCCCAAAAGGATATGGGATTTCCTAACCAAGAACCAAAAGGAGTACAAGCAAGAAATACGTTTCATAAAAAAACAATGGTACCACAGGCTGTATGGAGAATGGATATGGATAGGCGGTAAACCAACCTGGATAAGCCCATACCATTGGATGTTTTTAAATTGGTGGAAAGGAGATTATCAATCTATTGACCGAAAGACTGGCAAGAGAGTATCAAGGCAATATCCCGATTACAGGGACAGGGATAGAAGAAAGTTCATCTTTATTAATTACGCTTATACCTGCACAGAAACATTTGAGAAAGTAGATGACTATGGAGTGGCCATACCTGAGAAAGACGGCACCTATAATATGATAGATGTTAACTACCGGATATGTTTTGGAATTAACTATGCCAAGCATCGAAGGGATGGAGCCACGCAAAACTGCCTCAGTATATTATATCAGGTAGGATCACAAATAGAGGAGGGTTACAGCAGTATTACAGCCAACACCCCCAACACCCAAAAGAAACACTTTGACACTAAATTAGTGCCGGCATGGAGAAGGATGCCATTCTTTTTTAAGCCAATACACGAAGGAACAGATAGACCAAAAAGGGCTATTAATTTTATTTCAGCAGCTAATAAACAAAAAGATGGTGAGCTATCATTTAATATGGATGGTGAGCTAAATAGCGTTATTGACTTTGCGGAAATGGTGGATAGGGCTTATTATGACCACGCCAAAATTACCGGAGTATTGTTAGGTGATGAAATGGGTAAGACCCTGGCAATAGATGTTTACGAAGGTTGGAACATAATTAAGCCTACCATGTCGCAGGGAGGGGAGAGTACAATTAACCCTTATGCCTTAGCATTACACCCATCCACAGTAGAGGAAATGGAAGAAGGGGGAGGATACAATTTTAAGCTGATATGTGATGCTTCTGATTTCTACCAAAGAAAGAAGAACGGGCAAACGCAGTCGGGGCTATTTAATATGTTTATACCTGCATGGGATGGACTAGAGAACTTTATAGGTCCGTATGGGGAATCCGTTATTGAAACGCCAACTTTAGAACAACAGAAATTCATAGGCCGGAACTATGGGGCCAAAGAATATATTAAGCAAACCAAGGCTCAGTTATTAGCAGAGAATAGCCCAAAATCATTAAAAGCATTGGCTCAGTTTAGCCGGATGCACCCCGAATGTTGGGCTGATTGTTGGAAGATGCAGGGAGGGGATTTAGGCTTTAACCAAGAGAAGCTAGATAAGCGGATGGAAGAATTGAACAGGTTAATGGCAGAACGTAAAGACCCTAGAACAAGGGGTAATTTTGTATGGGTGGTGGGGCATGAAAAACTATCAGCAGCCCAATACAGACAAAGGAAATTACACCTGCACCATGATCCTAGCCATTACGTTGAATGGGAAGATAGCGAAGAAGGGCGTTTCCTCATATCAAAAAAACTAACAAGAGGCAATGCTAGTAGAAGGATATGGGATTCTGATATGGAATATTGGATGCCGGAAGGAGAGGAGCCTTTTATTGGATGTGCTGACCCCGTTGGCTATCATAATAAGATGCAGTCTAAAATGAGGGAGGATAAGGCTAAAACATCTTATGCTGCCTGTGGCGTTTTCTATGATTATGATGAAAGAATAGATGGAGATAAGCCTATAGATGAATGGGCGAGTAATAGGTTTGTATGTAGCTATATGCACAAAACGCAAGACTTAGATGAGTATTGCGAGGAGTCATTAATGATGTGTATTTATTTTAATGCCTTAATGTTCCCAGAGGGTAACAGGGATGGTATCATTAAATATTTCGAGGAAAGAGATCATGGGGGATATTTTAAATATGCCTATGAGATTGAAAATAAGAGTTTCAGAGATAAGCCAGGGTTTGACACCGGATCTGGAATAGGATCTAAGAGTAACCTATTTAGCTGCATTAGAGATTATATTGAAATGCACCTATTTAAGGAAGATCACTATGAGTTTATAGAACAATGGAAAAGAATTAAGGCCGTAGAGGAAATGACTAAGTATGACTTGTTTACGGTATCGGCAGGGTGCTTATTAGGGCAGCGATTCTCATTTAAGGAGGCCCCTGATTTTGTGAATGAGGAAAAGAGGAATGGTGATATTAACATTCATCATTGGTTTGGTAATCCCCATTAAGGGATTGTTAAATGGGTAAAGTTTGCGTTTTGTATTAGTTATTTTAATATATTTGTTAACCGTAAAAAACTCATAATGGCAGGAATAAAACAAACAATCGCAGGAAAATTAGCAGAACAATTATGTAAAGATTTTCCCAAAAAAGGAACATTAACACTAGCAAAAATACTTTACGGCAAATATCCTGAAGCCTTTAAAAATGTAGAGGCCGCAAGGTCAATGATAAGAGGTTATAGGGGAGAGTTAAAACGTGGTATTCGTGATAAGTCAAAGGTTACTCCACAATCAACTCCTAAGACCCTTAACCCATTTTCAATGCCAGATAGCCATGTATTCAAAAAAGAGGCTTTCATATTACCTAAATCAAGCAAGAAAATATTATTATTAAGCGACATACATATTCCATATCACGATATAGAAGCGATTGAAGGGGCTGTTGAATACGGAATAAAAGAGGGTGTGGATACTATTTATCTAAATGGAGATATACTTGATTTTTTTGGCTGTTCATTCCACGAAAAAGATGCTAGGAAGCGTCCCAGAATGAGTGAGGAACTAGATATGGGTAGACAATGGCTAGATTGGTTAAGGCACAAGTTTCCTACCCAACAAATTTACTTCATCCCAGGAAACCATGAACATAGATTAGAACGGTATTTAATTGTTAAAGCTCCAGAGTTATTAGGCATTGAAGAATTTAATCTAGCCACGCTATTAAGGCTTGGTGAAAAAAGAATCCATTGGTTAGAACATAAGAGTAAGGTTTATTTTGGTAAACTATTAGTTGAGCATGGGGATAAAATGAAAGGATCTGGAGGCATTAATCCGGCAAAGACATTATTAGACAGATTTAAACGGCCAACAATTTGTGGGCATTTTCACAGAACATCATCTGCAAATGACAAAATATATGATGATAATGGCAATATATTAATGGCTTGGTCCACAGGATGCCTTTGTGATTTGGAACCAGAATATATGGAGCAAAACAAGCACAATCATGGAGCCGCTATAATTAATATTGAAGAAAACGGCAAGTTTAGAGTACATAATTTCCCAATTATTAACGGTAAAGTTTATTAATTATGCAGGTATCTATATCTTGGGATCTGTCAGACGAGAAGGAAGCAGAATCTCACCAACACGCATCCAATGGTAGATTGTATTATGATTCGATGTCAGACTTTGCTAAATATTTGTCTGAGTTAGAAGGCGGCACTCTTAATAAGAGCCAAACTGTACTACTATATAAAATAAGGCATCAGTTTTTTAAGTGTATGGCTGATAATAATTTAGATGTGCAGTTTGAAATACCGGAAGGCTAATTATACCTTGTCGGGTATAGATTGTATTAAATCAGACCATATCGTACCATGTCGGGTATAAATATCGCATATCGCAATATAAAAATTGTGTTAGAAAAAAAAGACCCCTATGTTTTGCAAAGGGGATCTTTTTTAATATATTTGTTCCGTCAAGATAAATATGTCAGCAAATATAAAACATATAATTGAATTAAGAAAGAAAAAACAACTCAAATATTGGGTTACTTATCTTAAAATCAAAAAATTCTGTAAGGGTTCTGGATATATTTCAAGAGCAAACACCCGAAAATGCTGTGTTACAAAGTATTCTACATTTATTAACCACGTAAACCAAATGATAAAATTAGGGTGGATGAGCAAGTCTAAAAATGGATACAGGCTCACCTCCTACCATAAATTCACCGGATTATTAAGATTAACAATAACCGGAGAATCAGTAGATGAATTAATAGCTAATGCTGCATTTTACGCTTGGGAAGATAGTGTAATCAAGCAGATTTGTAAAATAACGGATTGTAAGAAAGGTCCAAAACGTAACCTACTCAAATTAAAAAGGCAAGGGATAGGGTTTTGGAATTATTCAGTATCAGTGCGTTGGTTTTCTAATCTAATGGGTTACAAATCAGCCACAAGTGGCAGTAGAATCGAAAAGCTAATGAAACAGTTTGAACTTATAACCATTCAACACAAGAGTAGATACTTATTTGATTTTAACGACAAGGCTGGATGGACAGCACTTAGTCGTTCAGATTTAGGTAATAGATTCTTTATTAAAGGAGATAAGGTTTATGAAAGACTGCAAAATGTGTTAATCCCTGTATTATAATTGGCGTTCCAAATTAGTGTACAACCATTAAAGGCTTTATTCATTATAGCTAACGAAAGAGAAAAGAAAACTAAAGAGAGAAGATAAAAGAGAGGGATAATATACAACTTATTAATTAAATTTAGTATTTTTGAAAAAAATATTTGTAAATGATTGACGTAGAAAAATACCAAAGGTACGCATTTGGATTCCCTGCACATGATATAGACCCCAAGCAGAAAGAGAAGAAAGATTACTGCATGGCCTTTTGTAAAGCCTTCTACTCATCATACGTCAGGAACGAGCTATACACCAACTTCACAATACGTAGAAACGAGATCTTTGTTTTAAGGAGATACGGAGTTGGGGACCAATCACAGGATATTTATTTGCAGCTATGTTATGGGAATAACAATCAAGGGGAAATTATAAGAAAGGGGTGGATGAATGTTAACTGGAATATCTTAAAGATAGCAGTTAAGTATAGAAACGCCTTCCTTGGTATGTTTTTAGATGTCGATTTCGATGCCCAGGCCAATTCTCAGGATAAATTTGCTAAGAAAGAGAAAGAAGATAAGGCATATAAGCTATACATACAGAAGAAATTAAGACCATTATTGCAACAGGCCGGAATACAGCAGCCAGAATCAGAGATGCCGGAGCCAGATTCATTGAAGGAATTAGAGATATACGAGCAACTTGGCGTTTTCAAAAATAAGGCAGAATTAGCCTATGAGAAATTTATAAAGGAAAGTTTCGATACATTCTCAAATTGGGAACTAGAAACCAAGAGAATGATTTTAGAAGATTTTTGGGATATAGGGGAAGTATGTTTAAAAGACTACGTAGATAGAAATACGCAGAAGATAAAAGTTAAATACTGTGATCCTGCCAATATTATTATACGTAAAGACCACGAAGGCCGTATTTTAGATGGAGGAGTAATCGAAATTAAGAGTATTGCTGATGTAAGGGCAGAAATGAAAAATTGCGGTGTAAACGTTAGTGAAGAAGAATTAGCTAAATGTGCCGTTGCATATAAAGGCTATTTTAACAATCCAAATACATGGTTTACAGACAGAGATGATGAACTATATAAGCCTAATAACTTCGGGATATACAGATATGACGATTGGAAAATTGCCGTTTTAGATTGTGAATACAGAACCGAAGATGATAACTACTATAAGAAAGTAAAAGGAGAAGAAGGCGATAAATACTATAAGGAACACTACGGCAAAGTATATAAGAATAGCAAAAATAAGGAAACAATCGTAAAAGCCCGTATTAATTATTACAGAGCAAAATGGGTAGTAGGTAGCGAAGATTTAATCTATGACTATGGACAACAGTACGATGTGCCAAGGCCAAATAAGTCAGAAGCATTAAGCTCCTTCCATTACGTTAAAATACCAGGGCCATCACCAGTAAAAATGTGCAGAGAAATCTTCGATCAAGTGCAGTTAGCATGGTTGAAGTTTCAAAACGCATGGGCCAAGGCTAGACCCGATGGATACGCCTACGATGAAACAGTATTAGTAAATAGCACCATTGGTAGTAAATTATTGCCAGAGGAGATAGTATCCATGTCGGAGCAGACCGGTAGATTATTCTTTAAATCAGTAAATAAAAGGAATCACCCAACAATGGCTCCAAATGCAGGGATGCCAATATTCCCAATGCCAGGAGGAATCGGAAACGCCCTTAATGAGTTTGTGGCTACATGGAATCTGATGATCTCAATGTTACAGGAGATTACGGGAATGACACCGCAGGCAACAGCAAGTCCGTTGGCACCAGATACAGGTAAAGCAGTAAGTGAGATACAATTAGCAGCAACAAGTAATGTGTTGAAGCCAGTGGTGAATGAATATAAGAGAATTAAGAACTCAGTATCTAAAACGCTACTTTTACGTGGCCAGATAGTATTTAGGCACAATGAGGAAATCGCAAAAGACTATATAGACGTATTAGGAGAAGAAACGGTAAAGATATTACAGGAATCAGCTAAATCAGCGCAGCAATACGGAATTAACTTAGTGCAGCGAACCACAGGAGAAATCAGGGCCAAGTTAGAACAAGCGGCATTAGCATCCCTACAATCAGGTAGAAATGGTATGCCAGGAATCACATTGCCTCAATATACAATGTTGACAATGATGATTAGCTCCGGTTATAATCCGAAGTACATATATGCTATTTTAGCTAAGATGGAATCTGAAACCGAGCAGAAGCAACAAGCCTATCAGCAGCAGAATATAGCGGCACAAGGACAGCAGCAGCAACAGTTGGCCGTAGTTCAGAACCAATCATTAAAAGATGTAGAGGCGTTTAAGTCTACGTTAAAAATTAATGAGGAAAGTGCCAAAGCAATTATACAGGCAGCCCTAGAGGAGCATAAAGCAAAATTAGGCACAGAGTCGCAAATGACCACTGAAACCACATCACTATTGATGCAGAATCTTATAGCACAACTAATGCCAAAGCAAGGAGGAGCCGCACCTGGACCTGCTTCACCTGCACAATAGTTATAGGATTATTTTGCAGATATTGTAAAATAATAGTACATTTGACAAAACATATTTTATTATGGCAGAAGAAGTAATTGATAATACTAGAAGTATTTTTAGTCAAGCAGCAGCAGTAGCGGCAGTTGAATCAGAGGAAACGCCAATTATAGAGGCAGGTGTAGAAGGAGAAGAAGGTAAAGTTGGCGTTTCAGATAATACCCCAGAGGTAGAACTAACACCTTGGTATAAAGAGTTAGAGTTTGATGACGAAACCACAGCAAAGGAATTTGTAAGGAAGTATAAAAACTTCCAACCAGAAGTTCCTAAACCTAAATTTGCAGCACCGGAAGTAGAGAAATACAATAAGTTTGTAGAAGCTACAGGTATAAATGATTTTGGAACCTTCCAAACAGTATCTAAGTTTTCAGAGGTAGAAAACCCCAACGAAGATCAAATGATTGATGCTATTATAGCAAAGAAGATTTATGACGATCCAGAGTTAAAAGGAGATGAAGCCTATTTAAAGCAGCGATTAATGAAGCAGTATAAATTAGATGTGGATTTAGACTATGCAGACGATGATGAGAAGTACGATGTGAAAGAATCAAAAAGAGCCTTGAAGAAAGAATTTGAAAGTTCAGCAGGGTTTTTTAAAGAAATAAGTGGCAAATTAGAAGTAGCACCTGTTGATAACGCAAAAATTGAGGCCAACCAAAAAACGTGGGAAGCCGAGTTAGCAAAGGATAAGCCGGAAGAATTTAAGATAGATATTCCCGTGTTGAAAAAAAATGACAAAGGAGAACTTGTTGCTACTGAGGAAATTGAAAAAAGTATTATTTTTGACAAGCCGATGCACGATGCTTACGTAAGAAATTACAAGGCATTGTTAAACGCAAAAGGTTGGCCGGAGCTTGAAAGCGGTGTCGCACAAGAAGCAAAAAGCATAGCCGCAGGTTTAACACTGGCAGAAAATATTTATAAGATATATGGTGATGCGGTTTCGCATGGCTATAGTAAGGCCGTAAAGGACTATCATATAGATACTGAAAACCCATCAGCAGTAGGTACACACAGGAAGATTGCGGATACAGGCGATAAATCAGACACATCAGCCGGTATTTTCAAAAGATAAAAGGGGAGTAAGAAGATTAAAATTAAATATTAATCTTTAAACTCAAAAAATTATGGCACTAGCCGACTTAGCGAGAGGTTACTCTCAGGATTATATCTCCACACTTGATCCATTATTGGAGAAGTACGATATTTCAAAAGAAATTTATCGTTCTTATGGCGATCAAAGATACAATAGCTACATGGCTATTAAAGAACTTGGTTTACAAGAGCCGATTGCTCAGATTCAAGGTCATCACTTTGAAGAAGAAAGAAAGCTACAAACCTTAGAGGTTGAAAGCAATGCTTCTGGAGCAGCCGGAGCAGATGTTGTAGTTCCTTTAACAGCAGCTATGTTTACCAATGGTAAAACTTATGCTCGTAAATGGTTTAACGTTATCTTCCCAGACTACGGACAAGCAACCATTACTGACATTGATACCGTTAACGAAACTATCACTTTAACTCCAAAATCTAGCACTTATGCTATTAGCGTAACAGCAGGAGATGAGTTAGTAATCGGTGATTCTAACTTCGGTGAGGGTACAACTCAGCCAGAAGGTATCATTAGAGGTTTCATTATCCGTAACTTCTACACTCAGATTTTGAAAGAGGCTTACAGAGCATCCGGTACTGCAATGACCAATGAGGCATCAGTAGATGTTAAGCGTTTAGCTGATTATATCAAAAATACACCTGAGTTAGGAAATACATTGGTAGCAATGTGCCAGGCAGATGTTGACTTCCGTATGACCGTACAGTTGAGTAATCAAATGTTATGGGGTACTGAAAACACCAACACATCAGCTTTATCTGATCCAGATACAGCAGCTATGGACGGTTCAATTTGGGCAACCAAAGGATTAAATGCCGTTACTGATGCGTTGGGACAAACATACCCATATACAGTAGGTACACTTTCATTGACTGACTTCTATGCTATTACCGATTTATTGGATCAGCAATTAGTTAGCCCAATGAAACCAATCTGGTGGTTATGTGGTCGTAAGCAGAAAAACGAGTTTGACCAATTATTAATGGCAAACAACGCAATCCAATATCAAACTTCTTACACTAAAGATATGGTTAGAAATGACATCTTTGGTAGAGAATCAAAAGAAGTGTTCATTGATTTCTCTGGATTACAATTAGGAGGTTACTCATTCGCTTGTAACGTGGATTACACATTCACAGATCCAAAAGGAATGGGAGCAGCCGGATATAACACCCCTAACCTTGGATTTATGATTCCATTGGCAGAAGGTAAAGATCCAAAAACAGGTAAGCCAGTAGATTCTATTAAGGCCCGTTACAAAAAATTGGGAACTTACAATAGAATGTTTGAAACCTGGACTAGAGATTGGAACCAAACTAACTACGACATCAGAGAGTGGGAATTACGTTGTAACGTAGGATACCAATTCTTTGGAGCCAACAGGTTTGTGAAACTAGAAGGTCAATCATAAGAAGTTCTTTTCGAGTTTTTTCATATATGGTTTGTAAAAGAGCCTCACTTAATTGTGGGGCTTTTTTTTGTTTATTTCAAAACTATCTGTATATTTGCCATAAATAGTTCAAAAATTATATAGCATGATTTACGTTAATAATGAAAAAGCACAACTACCACAAGCCTTGATTTCGGCACTACGTAAGGAGTTAGAGGGAGGGGTTCAGTTGAAATATCCTAAAAAATACAGGTCAGAATCAAAGACAGATAAGGGAAAGAATATTATTGAATGGCCGGCAGCCAGGGTTGTTCGATATGTAGATTCTGTTAATTTGGATTTAGATACAATGTTGCCTGCTAATAAAAATTCGGCTAGGGCGCAGCAGGTACAAGTAAGATGGGCAATCGGCACATCATTTAATTCACAGACAAAGCAGGACGAGTATAAGCCTATTGCTCTGGATAAATTAAAGACTTTGCATCCAGAGGATTATGAAGAATTTTGGTTCTTAAAATATTGTTCACGTTTCGTAGAAGGAGGACACAATGCAAAGGCGAATAACTCTAAAAACTACTCTATTATTTTATATAACCCAGAGGCCGAAGCAATAGAAGAAGAAAGCAAGAAGCGTAATTATTATAGAGTAAATGCACTTATTTATAATAGCGACAAAGAGGGAGGGTTATCAGAACCACAACTAAGGGATATTGCAGCAGCATTTAATGTAGGAAAGGCTATGGAAATGTCATTGCCTGCATTAAGACTTAAATTAGAATCGGCAGTATCACAAGATCAGGCAAAGGGAGCCGTATCAGGAGATGCCGGATTAAAAGGAGAGAAGTATTTTCTACATCTAATTGACCAAAAAGTAGACCTTACACTTAAAACAACTATTAGAAGGGCAATCGACCTTGGCGTTGTAAAATATGACACAGCAAGATCAGCTTGGTTTTATTTAAGTGAAAAAGAAGGTGGAAAACAAGTCTTAACTGAAAGGATTGTTAATTGTGAAAAAAATGTAGCAAATAAAGAAAACGTTTTATTTAATCACTTTGAGAGAAAAGCAGAAGAAAAAGCAGATTTTTTAAAGAGAGTTTCAGCCGGAAGTAAAGAGGAGGTAGATAGCAAATTAGAGGTTGATACTTTAAAAATGGAAGCAGAAGCAGCTAAAGCAGAAGGAGATGTAAAAAAATATTACGATATTTGGGAAAAGATAGTTGCCATAGCTCCAACTCAAAAACATCAGAGAGAGCTTGCAAAAGCGGAGGGTTTATTGAACGAAGTGTAGGTTTTTCATTTATGTTTATTTTGTTTAGAGGGGGTATATTTAATATCCCCTTTTTTTTGTTGGGAATTATTTATATTTTTGAAAAAAATTGTCATGTCTACACCAACAATATCTAATTCTGTTTTATTTAATCTAAATAACGAACAGTTAACATTTTCGGATAATACCAATTATTCAAGTTATGGGATAGCCCTTACCGATGTGAATGGTAATTTAAGGGTAACTGGACCATCTGGTATATTCTATAATAATACATCATGGGTAACGCCAAGTATAGTATTAAATACAGGAAATACGAAAGTGGTTAATTTGCCATTAAATACAGCAGGAGATGTTTTAGCTGGCAACTATGACTTCGTTTATACGGTAAGAGTAAATTGGGGGTTTTCAATATATGCCAGTACCGGTGGATTAGGGTTTAATGTTTTAGGGAATCAAACGGCTATTTTTACAGCAAACTCAGATTTTACTATTGTTGGAGGTCCCAATGCCGGAACATATAGTGTTATAAGTTCAACATATAACTCATTGACGGGGTTGACATATATTCTTGTAAACGAATCTATCGCTGATCCAAACTCATTACAGGGATCTATAGAAATTGATTCGGATTATACAAATTCATTTACACGATATTTTTCATGCACACTTCCTGTGGTTGATATACAAGCAGAGGTGGAATGTGATTGTGGTCAAATAACAAGTACCGACTTAACTAACTATGGTATAACCGTAGATGGAACTTATATATATCCTACAATAGCTAGGACTCATGTTGTTTATCCTCCTCTTAGCCCATCAACAGGGCAGAGAGTAGACGGAACAACAACCTCTAGTTCGGCTACAATTATTCTTAGCCCAATATGGACAAATGACTATATTACAACTATAAGTAGCGTTTTAACTTATGCTTATGCAGATGATTTTACAGTAATAGTAACTGTAACAGGATCGGAAACATATACTGTAGAGTGTACATCTGAGCTATGTTGTGTATATAGCTGTTTAGCAAATATCTTTGAAACATGGAAAGATTATAAGCAAACAAATTTAGTAAGAGCAAAAGAATGGGAAGCAAAATTAATCCAAGCCTATGGAGCCTGGATGCTGTATTCTATTGCTAAAACTTGTGGGCAATCAACAAGTGCAGAAACATATCTAGCACAAATTATAACATTAGCGCAAAGCTCAGGTTGTACTTGTTGCACAGGTAATTCAGCAGAGCCGGCACAAGTTATACCTATCTGTGGTAATGTTTCAACATCAAATGGATCAGGAACCGGAGGAAACGTTGTAATTACTACTTGTGGAAACGGAATCATAGTATCGGCAAATACCGTAGGAATCACAACCACCTATACATTATGTGTAGATGAGCAAATTATTTATGGTATTGTTGCAGATTACTTAGCCGACAACCCATTATCATTAAACGACCTTGCTGATGTAGATACTACCGGATATGGTTCTGGTAGCCTATTAAGGTTTAACGGACAAAATTGGGTATCGGTAGATTCTATTAGCTTAGATCAGATAACCGAATTTAGCGTTTCAAATCCACTTGTAGGACAGGTTTTGACTTGGAACGGAAGTAATTGGGTTAACCAAAGTAATACCGGAAACATTATAGCTATTGAGCAAAACACTTATACATCAAGTGGAAGTGCCGTTCAAACATTAAAGTCAGTTACAATCCCTGCCGGTACATTAGTGCAAACAGGAGATTATTTAGATATAGATTGTGAGTATTTGCTTACATCATCATCTACCCCTAAAAGAGTTTTGGTGGGAATGACAGGTAATGATTCATTTACTACGGCTTGGTTAAATACAGCAGCAATAAGAAGAACAATAGTAAGTATTCGATTCATAAGAGTAAGTTCAACTACTGTTAGGCAGCAATACCGATATGATTCTTATAACAACTTTGGCCCAGGATACGCCTATCCTCCTTATGGAGTTCCGGTTGTATTCTCTGATCCAACAACCTACGCTGTAAATAACCTAGACATAGCATCTAATACCGTACAATTTAGGTATGACCCAACAGTATCAAGTACATCAGGTTCATTAGTGAACTATACTATAAAATTATTTAAACTTTAAAAATGGGACTATATAAAACAATATCAGTTGGGGCATCCACACTATCAGTAGATGGATCATCGGTAGGAGCTACATACGATATACCGTTGGGAGATCCAGCATTATATCTTAATGATGAAGTGGCGTTTTTTGTAGTAGAAGGAAATTCTACCACATTAGTTACATCATTATCAATAACATCTACCTATACTCCAATAGCTCCACTTGTCTATAAATTTATGTTTGATGGGGGAGTGGTTTTAGGTGCCAATAATTTCTCATTTTTTGGAACGCAATTAACAGCAGTACAGGCATTGTATCCGGCAGTAATTGAAGCGTGGTGGACAGGATCAGCATGGAATGTAGTTGTTTGTAGGGTTGAAGTTAGAACAACCGGATTACCTAATAGCCAATTAGCAAATATGGCACCCCAGACGGTGAAGATGAACAGTGGGTTAAGTGCCGGAGTTCCGCAAGATGTAACGTATGATGGTTTAAGAAGCCAAATTGGATTAAACAAGTACGTTTATCATGTGCCAATTTCATTTAATTCTGGAGAGCAGGGATATAATACAATTATGGCTCCTGTTGTTGGTGAAATAACTAGAATAGGGTATGTCGTAACTAAAAAAATCGCAGGAACAGATGATGCTACGATTGATGTAGGAATTACAAATTTTTGGCCAGTTCCGGTTAGTAATTATATTGTAACAATTCCAGCAGATACGCCTGTAAATACAGGTGGAATATTAAATACAACAGGGCAAGGTTTAGATTTACCTGCATTAACTGTAAATAGTAATTATATTGGACTAGATGCAGCAAAAACTACATGGGGTGGTTCAGCGTTATTATCTATTGAAATTACATTAGCATAATATGACACTACAGGATATATGGGATCATATATATAGCAGGACAAATAAGGACCAATCTGGGAATACTTATAATCCGGAACGTTTTAATGTTGACCTTAAAACGGCCAATATTGAAATGTTTTCTAAAATGTATGGTTTACCCACAGATTATTCACCTGGAGTAGCTATCCCAAGAGTTGCCTATTCGGTAACTCAAAGAGTAAAAGATGATTTACGTCATTTAGTGGTAAATATGGGTGGAGTTGCAGCAGGTGATCCAGGTCCATTAGAAGTAAATTCGGATGGTATTGCTTATTTACCAGAGGACTATATTCACGTTTCAGCAATGAATTATACCTATGTGGATGGTAATTGCAACCAAAAAATAAAATACCCCAAGTTTGACGTTTTAACAGATCAACAATGGAGTGAAGCAATAGGAAATGTTACTATGAATTATAGAGTAGCAGAATTTCCATATTGCACATTTAGAAAAAATTATATAGAAGTAAGACCCAAAACAATACAGCATATTAATTTCGTTTACCTAAGAACTCCGATTACACCGGTTTATGATTATTACGTAGACTCAAATGATGCTATCATATATTTACCGCCTGGGACAAGATATAATTTACAGCCAGGAGAAACAGGATCAGCAGGACAAACTAACGTGCAAGTTCAATCAAATAGTGTAGAATTAGAATGGCCGGTAGAGGTGCATCCTGATATTTGCAACTTACTATTATCGTATGTAGCAGATAATTTGAGAAGCCAAGAATTAAAACAAAGTGCAGAAATGCGTAAAGCAAGCGGATACTAATGTTAACCAAAGTCGAATATAGAGAATCGGTATTATACCAACTGGCAGGGGGAATCCCCGTAGCTGACCTATTAGGTAGATATTCGCCAATGTTGGTTGACAGAGTTATTGGAGAGTGCTATGATGCCCTTTTAGCCAATGCTTATAGGCAATCATCAGCCGCTAGAGGTACAAGTGATTTAGCAATGCTAGATGCCTATACAAAAGCCTTCCCTAATGTTAGCGTTTCGTATAACACAGACAGGGAAGAATATTACTCATCATTGCCGGCTCCAATAATTATACTGCCAGAAGGAATGGGAATAAGGTTTATATCTTGGATGAAAGATCAAGCCACACAATTTATTCCAATTACAAACAATGCGCTATCTGTATTTGATGAGTTAGAAGTTAGCAAAACGTCAACTTTACCTACTTATTACATAGAGGCAAATACGGTATATTTTAATTTCTTAGGTGAGCCTTTGAGTAATGTATTAATGAAATTAGTACCTTCGTACTTCTACCTTAATGATGAAGATTATGTGGGTGATCCACAAATCGTAGGAAAGGGAGGGTTTGTAACAGTAACGGATATGGTAAGGCAGAAATTATTAACCATGCCGCCAGAAGATACGGCAAATGATAACGTAGAAAGACAATGAGTGCAAGAAACATAGCTACCGGATTTATGAACCTATGGCGAGAGCATATAGGTATAGCAGATGATAAGGTTGAGAAATTAGCCAAAGTCAGGGGAGAGATATGTTTAGCTTGCCCATCAGTATTAAAAAGAGGAAACCCATCGGAAAAAAATACAGATATTAGAGTAGGTTGTGGGGAATGTGGATGTAGTGTAGCGGCAAAAATTAGAGTGAAGGCTGAGAAATGTCCCTTAAATAAATGGTAAGATGGCAGTAACTAGAGCAAACCCATTAAAAGCATCAGGCACCGTTTCGGTTAGATATATCGTACAAAATATAAAGAACCGTAGGAAAGAGTATTCTGCAACAGATTATAAGCACATTGAGCAGCTTGTAATAGATGCTATTGGGTATTTGAATATATTTACCCTTGATACTATTGAAGTATCTTATATAGATGTGGATTCAACCGGAGTGATTGAGTTGCCAGAGGACTATGTAGATTACACTAAAATTGGCGTTGTAGATAGAAATATGAAACTATGGACGCTAACCCTAGATAAATCATTAGTAAGACTTCCAGTAGAAGAATGTGGATTGCCATTAGATAGAGTGCTTACCGGCCATGCGGATTTTAACCGTACCGCCTTTCCATACCCAACCACAGGTTACTTCTGGTCCCCTCACTTTCATTATGGAAATTTCATAGATAACTATTATGGAATGGGGGGTGGATTTAACCGAGGCTATTACAATATTGATAGAGCAGGAAGAAGATTATTAACTAGAGGGCTTCCAGCAGGAACCACAGTTGTATTAGAATATAAGTCTAGCGGAGTTGGAGTAAGTGCTGGCACGTATGTTCCTAGACAAGCATTAGAGGCTATTATAGCTAAGGTGATGTGGGTGGAAACCGAGTATAGCGTTTTACCAGGAAATCCTCAGTATTGGGAAAAAAGATTTTACGATGAAGAAAATATGTTAATTAACCTAGAGTACACAAGGACAATGCAAGAACACCTTGATTCTCTATATGCAGTTTGGACACAAGGACCTAAGAGATAATGACAGCTAACCAACCGATAGACTTTAGAGGAACCGGACTTGACACAGATAGTGATATTCGTGCCATGCAACCAGGCGATTCAGATTCTCGCTTGAATTGCTATTACGACTCCTCAGATGAAAGTAATTGGGGTAATATCATTAACGTAAAAGGTAATTTAAGGCCAACGGATAATCCGGTATTGCCATCAGGGGTAAACGAGGTGATAGGATCATGCGAAGATTTAGCTAATAGTGGCGTTATATATTTTATTTGGAACTCAGAGCAAAAACATCAAATAAGAAGATGGTTCTCAAAAACCAATGCAGTACAAATAATATTAGAATCACCTGTACTTAATTTCAAAAGAGATTATCCTATTTACCATTCAAACGTAATAGGAGATATATTGACTTGGACCGATGGCTACCAAAATCCAAGTAATGAAACAGATTATAATGGTCCACGATCAATAAGCATAAGTAAAAGTTTAGGCTATATGGCAGCATTGCCTTGGCCATCAGGATATACCGCAATTACCCAACAAGTGTTAGATGCAATCCGATACCCACCGGTACTACAACCTGGGGCTTCATTGATGGATATACCTGGGGTTCAGAGTTTATTTGCAGGTAAGTATATGCAATTTTGCTATCAATACGTATATTTCGATAATAGTAAGTCAGTATTTTCTCCATTAACGGAGCTATTGGTTAGTCAAAATGAAGATGGAGATGGTAATTTTGTATATGATATTGACAACGCTGTAGATATTAACGTAAAAACAGGTCCCGAAATTGTAAGTAAAATTAACATTTGCGTTAAAGTAAATGGTAAATTCCATTACATTGTAGAAACTATTGAAAAATATGACGAAAGTGGGGCATTAAACCCAGGTATAGCTAATAATAGTAATTACAATTATATTTACTTAGGAGATAAAATTATTAATGAAGTCGATCCGGCAGAGGTAAATAAGCCTTATGACTTTGTTCCGCAAACGGCAGCTTGTCAAGAAGTAGTTGAAGGAAACACTCTCGTTTATGCAAACGTAAGGGAGGGATATAAAACGCCAACTACCGACTTAGCAGCATCTTGCGAAATTATAAAAGCAACAAACGATGCCCCAATATTTGACTCACTAGATTTTGGTAAAAACATTAACTACAGGTCATTATCATTTAAGAGAGGTGGCATATACCGACTAGGGATTATCTTTAGAGATTTTGGGGGTAGAACTTCATTTGTAAGCAGTTCTGATCTTTCACAGGTACAAATACCTTCATTATACGTAACTCCAGCAACACCTGGGGATGAATGGGAATTTTCTTTAAATCAAAAGCCAAAGATAACTTGGACGTTAACCGACAATACATTAATACCAGAATGGGCAGAGTCCTATGAAATAGTATGCACTAAAGATATAAGGGACTTAGAAAGAACGTTCTATTTTACCCAATGGGGGGCTTGCTTAGGGGATGAAGATGCAATCTATCAGAATGATAAGACAACGTTATTAATCCCAAGCACAGTAGGGTATTCATATCAAAGCGGAGATAGGTTGCGTTTAGTTTCACAATATACAAGGGCATCAGAAATAACTAGCTCAGATTTAGGAGAAATCGTTGCCCCAACAGCACCAGGAGCATTTGGAAATGGGAGATATCCGCAAAAAAACATAGATACATATAATGTAGATGGCTCAAATGATATTATTTATGATTTTGTAATTCAAAGTTTTAATGAGCAGACGGGAAGAATATCATTCTCAGGAGAGGTTACGGGAATTTTGCCAACCAATGCCTATGTATGGGAGATTTATAACCCAACAAGAACAACTACTGAATCTGAAATATTTTATGGAGTAGGGCAATCTTATATAATAGAAAATGCTCGCCAACCAAATAGATCCTACTATCTTAGCCAAAACACTATTGATGGGATAGACATATTCCACAGGTGGAAGAAAATCGTATGGAAACCGCAAAGAGTTAAATTTAGGGTAAATCAAGTATGTATTCCCGTTAACCCTGGACCAGGTATTACGTGGCCAAGAAATACAAATGTTGCCTTAAATGGAATAGACCTATCAACAGTATTATTTTTACAATTCCCAAAATCTGTTTCAACAGTAGCACCGCCTGTATTAAGCAATTTGGCCGATGCCAATACAAGTGCAAAAATAATTGGATTTAAGGATGAAAAATATGGTACATCATTAAATGGTAATTGGAGTTCGTTTAATATGTATTATGAGCCAGGGGTTTACCCTTTAAATCCATCCACCATGATAAACATATTATCTGGTAATATTTTAAATCAAAATAGTTGGGCAGTATTAAGTACAATTTTCAATCCACACGATATAGTTCCCTTAGATGCTCTAGGCATAATTATAACAGCAGGGCAAACGCACGCTTTAATGGCTGCTTCCGATGATATGACGATTGAGTTTGATACTAACAATAATCCTGCATACGTTCCATTATTTACAATAGGTGGTGGACTTCCTGTTGATTTAGAATTATTGCAGAAGGAAACAGACCCATCATTTGACATTTATCTACTCTGTGAAGATCACTCACTATCTGATTTTTATGAATCAAATATGGATAGTGTTGGAAAACCATACGTAGAAAATATAAATGCAGAACGTAGACATTACATAGCAAAAATAAGAAACGGAGGCCGCTACTTTGACAATAGTTTTATTAATCAGCTATTTTCATTTGATTCAAAAGCGCAAGAGTCATTACAGAAAAGATTTAATGAAATTACCAGAATAAGAGAAGTGGGATTTACCCTAAAAGTGCATCAGAGAAACAAAATGACGGCTATTTATATAGGCAGGACAGAGATTTATGATTCACAAGGAGCAAGTCAACTATCCCTTACCGACAATATACTAGGAAGCAAAAATCCGGCAGATGAATACTATGGTAGTTATTCGCCAGGTGCCGATGTGAAATCAATAAGAAACATCTACTTTGCCGACCTAACTAACGGTTGTATCGTAAGAGATGCAGGAAATACACCTGTTTCCATATCAGGAAACAAAGAAACGGTAGCTGATCCATATAGAATGAGCAGATATTTTAGAAACCTGTTTAAATTCATAAGGGATAACGGAGATGAAAACTTTAAAATAAGAGCCATGTGGGATGAATACTCTGGCTGTTATTATTTTACTGTAAAAGACAATAGAAAAAGAGTTGATGGACAGGAAGATATAAGTGTAACTTTGGCGTTTCACGAAGCAAGTAACAGGTGGAAATCATTTTGGTCATTTGTACCGGAGTGGTATGAGAGAAGCGGAACCAATATGGTATCATTTAAGGACGGAGATATATGGGTACACTATACCAATGACGTTAGAAATAACTTCTACGGAAATCAATATACCACAAAACATAACGTAATCTGCAACCTATCTTACAATACCATGAAGGTATTTAATAATATAGATGTGGATTCAAATAAGGCATGGGAGGCCACTAATGTTAGCGTTGCCCCAAATGCCATATATCCACAAGGAATGAGATCAAGAATAAAGAAAGGCAAGTTTGTAAACAAGGAAGGAAAGTTCCATGCAGCCTTTATGAGAGATATGCTAACACCTGGGATAAACAACCAATCACTAGCATTAGTAAACGGTAGAGCATTAAGAGGAGAGGCTGTAACAGTAACATTAGAGAATGATGATACGAGCTTGGTATGGACAAGGCAAGTAATAATTTACGTTACCCCTAGTGAACTAACAAGTTAATTTAATATATTTGTAAAAATAATTCAATATGCCAACAGGAGCAATTACAGGAGCAACAGCAGGATACCAAGCAGGAACTCAGGGCATGAATCAAGCGATGTCAGGATTATCCGGTATTAGTGGTATGCTTCCATTTATAGGCCCAATGGTTCAAGGAGGTATAGGTTTATTTCAAGGACTAAGTAATTTATTTGCTCCTAAAGCTGAGAGGCCAGTACAGGAAGTACCGGAATCAATGCGACAAGCAACAGCCAATGCAGAGAGGTTAGCATCCATGAAAGAAATGCCAGGTTACGCTAATTTAGTGGGGCAAATAGATACATCAGTAGGTACCGGTTTAAATACATTAAAAGAATCCCAAGGGGGTAATGCAGATATAGCACAGTCGGTAGCTGATTTAGTTGGTAAGAAAAATGAGGCTTTAATTGGGTTAGGAACGCAAAACGCAAACTTTAATATGGGTGCTAATCAAGCCTTACAAGCACAATTAAACGCCCAAGCCCAACAAGAGCAAGCGGCCTTTGATTATAACGAGAAAGACCTATACGATAGTGAAGCAGCAGCAGAATCAGCAATGACACAAGCTAGTACAAGTAATTTATTTAATGCAGCTAACACCGCAGCCGGAGTAGGAGCATATAATAATTTAGCCAAAATGTACGGGCAACAGAATAATACTTATAACCCATTTGGAAACTTACTAGGACAAGCAAATAACCAATCAGCTAACAATGGCGTTTCAAATACATCACAAGGAAACACATTTAATCCAAATTCAACCTTTCAAGGAGGGCGATTTGGAGGATTCAATATACCAGGAATGTTTACTGGCCAATATGGTGTAATGCCAACTTTTAACATTCCAAAATTATTTTAAATAGATGGCTGGAGCAAATGAAGTATTCTTAAAGCAAGCCGGAACGGGAGCCGCATGGATGGGTCCCCAAAGCTCTTTTGACCCTGTATTATTTGCAAGGGAAGCCGCTTATGCTAAAATTGGAGCAGAGCAAGGGAAGAAAGATGAGGAGAATAAGGCAAAAGCAGCGTTTCTAAAAGGACTAAAAATAAACCCAGAGCAGATATTAGCTAATGATGCAATGGAGGGGCAGCAGAGAGAATTGACTAACCTCGATAATTATTTAGCTAAAATAATAAATACTAATGTAGGTTGGACACCCGAAATTCAGCAAAAAGCACAATATGAGGTTAGCCAGGTAGAAAACCTAATTAAAACATGGAAAGCCCAAGAGCAAGAGTTTTTGAAATTTCGTGAATTACAGAAGGATCAAAACCTATTACCGGAGGATATGAGTAAAAATGGAGAAATGTGGTATGCTCCAGAACTTCATTTAGACGATCCAGAATTTCAGCCTTATAGACAGGAATTTGAAGATATACTAGAAAATGTTACTTCTACATCACCGAGGTATAAAGATGACCCCGTAGCCGCAACAACCAAGGCTAGAACAATATTTAGAGATAGACACAGGGAGTTTTTAAATCCTATCCAAAAACCAAAAGATATTGCTGTTTTATGGAATGGAGTAAGAGATTTAGTTACCAATAATATTAAACAAGTAACTGGATCTGACTATAATACTAAGACAGATGAATACGCTGATTGGGATAATGATGTAGAAATAACATTAAATAATGGCGAGAAGAAAACAATTAAGTCTATAAAATCTAATGCAATAAATTATTATAATGGATCTCCCGATGCGCAATATTCAGCACAATATGGTTTAAGTAAACAGCCACAAGAGATTAAAGATAAGTATGCTAATTCTACAAATCCAGGGTTAGATTATTTCTTAGATCAAGTTAGGGGGTATAACCAAGACGTTATCACAAGCAATGCAACAAAAACGCCTGGTGGCGGAAATTCTATAAATTTTGGTGGCTATAGTACAACATCAGATTGGACTCCAACACCATTGTCATCTACAATTACAACAACCAGGGATGCTGCTAATAATATTTATGGGGAAACAGATATTGATGGATTTAGTGTTAATAAGGGCGAAAATCAATTAAACTTAGATAAAGTTGTTACGGCACCAATATATTATAAGTCTAATGACGCTACTCAAAACGCAGTTCCTTCAAATGCCACAAGTATAACACTTGCAGGGGTAAAACCATTTATGGCTCCTACATTTAGCGAAGATATTACATGGACTGATTTTGAGAAGGAATTAAGAAAAATCGAATATGATACCCCAATTAAAAAGAAAACAGGTGAAATTATAGATAATGCCTATGAGGATTTTTTGTATGATTTTGGTAAAAGATATGCAAATGCTAAAAAAGAGGGCAAAATGGGTGGCATAATTTTAACTAAGGGGGAGCAGAAATTCTTAAAGAAAATTGGATTACAGAAATATATCGTTGGAGGCAAATTCGTGTCAGGAGAAATGTCTTGGACCGAAACCAATGAGGATGGCGACCAAATTTTAAAGAAAGAACCAGCCGCAATAATTCCTTTATCTTATGTAAATACTGATATACAGTCAGTTACAAATATTGATTTTAACAAAGCACTTAATAAATATAAGGAAAAGTATAATGGCAATGTAACTGATTTTGAATATTTAAAGCCACAAGAAGATAAAACCAATACCAAAGGTTCAAATACAGATAAAAAGAACCCAAGCGTTGACGAAGCAATAAATTATTAAATATTTGAAACTTTTGCCTAAAGTTGGCGTTTAATAAGGTAAATACACCACTATATGAGAACTATCTTAATAACACTACTTACAGCAATCACACTTGGATACGGTCAATTAATTGACACTTGTAAAATATGCCCTAGTAATAGTTGGTACTATGATTTAGAGTATGCAGATGATACACACGCATATATTGATACTGCTACCAATAACACCTATGGATGTAAATACATTATTATTGACGGCCAAAGATTTAAAGCAGATTCTATTGTTGTTATCTATTATACTAAAATTAGTGTTTTTGTAGAAGGAAGGGAGTATATAGTACCTAATCCAGAGGAATCTCAATTTGTTTGGATTACTGCTATTCAAATCCAATGTAAATACCCTCCGTATGATCTTCGTGATAGAATATACAGAAATAGCGCAAATGTGTCATTCTATTTCGATTAATGCCTATATTTTTTATATATTTGCTTAAAATAAATAAAAATGAAGCCAGTTCCAATATCTAATAAAATTGCTAATCAATGGAATGAATTTCTTGATTATTTCAATGAAAAGGCTTACAATATATTACCCAAAAACGGAGATAAGCCTAAATGGGAATTGCTTGATACAAACCAAGGATGGGATAATTTAGGTTATAGTGGAGCCGAAGACTTCTATCAAAAAACATTAAATGAATTTAAAAATCAAAAAGGATATACGGCTGCTGATGATTTAACTTTAGAGCATATCCCTGTAATACAAAAACATTTTGACGAATTAGCTAATACGGTTCAAAGTGATCCCGAATATTTTAATAACATAATGCTTCCAATGTTGAGGAATGTATCAAATTCCGGTGATAGAAAAATGGAAGTTATATATAATCCAGAGGATATGGGGTTGTATAATTCATCTACTAACCAAGTTAATACATCTTTTGCTTCATCTGGAAATGTCAATCCGACAGGATGGGTTGGTAGTAAATCAAGATTAATGCGATTACCTTTTAAGGATTTATTAAATTCGGCTAAGTCAGATAAAGATGTTACTCCAATTAGTAAAGGCCAATTTGTTCCAGCCTCATTTAATCAAGGTGAGCCATTTTATAAGAAGGCTAAATTTGGTGTAATTAATACAATGGAGTATGGTGGTAAATTAGAAGATGGTGGCAAGTTGGGTAGTGCAGAGCAAATACAGGCTACTAAAAAAATATTATTACAAAACAAGGATAAGGAATTTGTTAAAAGAATTTTTGATCCTAACACAATGGCTCCTGCTAATTTAGGCGGTGGAGAGTTTGGAACACATTTAATGGAATACGCTTCTGACGATCAGGGCCATTTAGTTTATCCAAGAATAGTTAATATTAATGGTAAATTGACAGAGCTGTCTAGTGATGATGCCTATAATCACGCTATAAAAACTGGCGAATTTATTAGAACCCCAGATAAAAATATTGCAGCGTATATATCTACAAATGGATATAAAGAGGCGGCTGGTTGGAATAAAGGTACTTTTGAAGAAGGTGGCGAATTAGAAGAAGAAGTAGAGGTAACAGGAGAAGGTGAATTAGAGGAAGTATCAGAAGAAATATCAAAGGCAAAAGGACCAGGCCATGAAAAAGGAGGCATAGACCTTAATACCGGAGATGAGATTAGAGGGGACGAAACGGTGAACGTAAAGAAGGGAATGGTATTCTCTGCATCCCTTATAAACCCCGAAACAAATAACCCATTTGCTAAAGACCATGAAGCATTAGCAAAACAAATGAAGGAAGTAGAAGGCAGAACAGAAAAATGGGCAGTAAAGAAACTTAGCGTTTTAAAAGAAAAAGAACACGAACTTTTTGAAAAGCAACAAACCCTTAACGGAAACAACGGAGAAGATGAAGAAGAAGGCGAAGAAATGGAAGATGGAGGATTAACAGACGGAGATCCACCGGCAAAGGCAAAAAGCAAAGTGCCACAGATACGGTATTTCGTAGCTAACGAAAAAACCTATGCCGTAAATCCTAAGAAATACGACCAATTTATAAAGGAGTTTCCCGAAGCGAAGGAATATGAGAAACTATCAGACAACACCCTTGTAGAAGCTACCTCCCCCCTTGCAAAAGCAGGGCAAAAAAAAAATGAGCCTCTTAGTAAAGCGGCAACCACTACCAAAACTACAACTCAGCCCACCGATGGATTCAAGGCCGATTGGAACATAGTAAAAGACTTATTACCACAGGAAAAAGTTGATATTGTCCAAACGCAGGAAGTCCCAGATCAATTAGGTGGATTAGATATTCAAGAACATAAAGACTTATACAAAGAGGTAATCCCATTAGTAGAAAAAATAGGGGCCAATAAATTTATTGAACCATTAATCGGTGAGCAGCAGAAAGAACTTATTGGTACCCAAAATCCATTTTCTAAAATAACTACATTTGGCGTTTTCAATGATATAATTAAGGATCAAATAAGAGCAAACTATGATCCCGAAACGCAAAAGTTAGTTGACCAATACGGCCCCGAATACGAAAGAATATTCCAGGGAGCAGCTAGAATAATCCGAGATGAAGAAAATTCATTTGTTGGAAAAAAAATACTAGAGGAATTATATAAGCAGGAACAAGGAATATTACAATATGAGAAGAGTCGAGCAAATGAAGGCGAAAATGTAGGTACTATTATACCGGCAAACGTTGAAACCTCAAAAGGATTTGATTATTCATTTGAAGATTTAGTTTCCAAATTTAAGGGAATAAAGCTAACTGATGAGAAGGGAAAGGTTATTGATACAAATAACATCACCCCATCTCAATTAAAGGAAATAGAGGCTTACGTAAAGAATAGCTACCAAACCTTTAGGAATCTAAAGATTGAGGGAGATAACCTTAATAAGACAGTAGAGGCAATCGCCAACGGTAAAAATGAGTTTATGACCGGCCAATACGATGAGAATGGATTGTATGTTGGTGAGAAAATGGTTAAGGTGGATGAGAATAATCCATTATACGCACAGGCTAAGGATGCTATAGACCAAGGAATTATCCCAAAAGATAGTGATTTTTGGAAAGGATTTTTAGATAAATCCAATAACGTAAATCAAAAATACACAAAGATTTATAGCGACCTGCAAACAACTATTGACATAGATACGAAAGCCTCAAAGTTGGCGTTGCAAAAAGAAGATGCAGAATTTACAAACTCTGCAATCCCACGATTAGAACAAGCACAAGCCGACATACAGAATAAGATAGATAAAGGTGAAATTTCATTTGAAGCCGGATCACTATTATTAGAGCAAACTGAATCAGCAATAAATCAACAAAGAACACAGATCTACGATAAGTGGAGTAAGAAGATAAATGCCAATATCCAACAGCAAATGAAGTTGGTTAACGAATCCTATAACAAAGAATTAAAGGATATGTTTACCAATAGTGTATATGAAGGATTAGATATAAGCAAGGTAGACGAACAATATATAAACAAGAGTTTACAGGCATTTTATGGAATAGTTGGGGAGCAGGTAGATAAGAACTTGGGAAGCCAATATGTACAACTAAACAAATTAGCTAATGACGCTTACCAATTAAATCCAGATTGGAAGATAGGTAGCGTTACATTAACAAATACCGGTAAAATTTCTACAGAGTTTGGCCGAGGCATACTCCAAATGGGAGAAAGCCTTGGAGGATTAGTTTCATTTTTGGGAGGATGGGAATTAGGAAATCAGCTAACAGATACCTACCAACAATACAATGCAGACAATCCTCAATTAAATACAGGGGATATAAAATTAGCAGACTTTTTAAACCCTGATTTTTATATAGCCAACTTAGTTCCGTCAATGCCAATGGCTATTACATTTACAGGGATAGGATTAATAACAGGAGGGGCAGCAGGAGGAGTAGCAGAAAGTATTGGTGCATCGGGAGTAGGTAAGACTATATTTCAAGGTGTGGCAGGATCATTTATGGAAACGCCATTAATGGCTCTTAGCGAAGCTGGTTCAGATTTTACAGAGCAAATAAACAATGGAGTATCAGTAGATGTAGCAGCTAATCAAGCAGCAGATACGTTTGCCGGAAACATGAGTTTATGGTATATGAATGTAGGGCAGCTAATGATGGCGTTTACCCCACTAGGTAAAATGAAAGGTATTAAATCAGCCTTATTAAAAGCACCAGCAGGTATATTCACAGAAGGAGCAGAGGAAGTATATCAAGGCCATTTAACCCAACATAACCCATATCAGACCTTATTAGATTATGCCTTTAGCCCAATGGGTAAGAAGGAATTTGTAATAGGTGGAGTAATGGGATTAGCATTTTCGGCACCAGACGTAGCATCTACAATAGCCGGAAAGGATGATAAATTTAGTAGTGCATTAATGTACGATATGCTTATGGCTGGAGATATGGCTACAGAGTACAATCGTATTAAGCAAGGATTAGATTTAATGAAGGTAAGGGATCAAATAGCCCCTGAGAAATATGATGCAGCAATGCAGCAATTAGAGTTTGCGTTGTTAAAAGGCAGAGAAATCCCAGAGAATTTAAAGCCAGAGCAGAAGCAAAACATATTCTCAATATTATCAGACATTAATAAGATTGAGCAGGTAAAAGCGACTACTACCGATCCGACTTTAATAAAAACATATGATAAAGAAATAGGGGCATTAGAAAAGCAGGTACAGGAAACAATGGCCGGAACTCAGCCTATGTATTTTATAGGCAGGGTATCTTATCCTAAAGACCAATTTGAGCAATTAATAGAAGACCCAGATGTAGCAGCCCAAATAATAAATGGGGAAACCACAGTTGGCGTTTACAATGATGATGCAGTAAAATCTAAAATAGAAGCACTATATGATACAGAAAACAAAAACGGGGTACAAGGTGGTATCCAAGACGGGCAAGAACTTGTCGAAGGGGAACTTGACAAAGGAGCAGGCGGAGAGGAGATTAGCCCAAGTGGAGTGGTACAAAACGAAGAAGGAGTCGTAGACATCACCCCAGAAGATCAAGAATTTGTGGATATTTTTGAAGAAGCTAAAGGATATACCGGATTACGTAAGATAGAGGCAATGGATGAGTTAAAAACAAAAAATTCTGCTAAATTTGCACAAGTATCTTTCATAGACAATAACCTTGACGTTATAGCTGAAAAGTTAAATATTAAAAAAGATTGTAAGTAATGAAAAAAGCATTAATCAAAGAAGAAGTTTGTAACCTCCTAAACAAGGCATTAGGCAAGGAACTTTACGTTTCTAACCTATACAAACACGTTGCAAATCAGCTACAAACGCTAGGATATTTCGGAACTCAAAAATACTTCTTAGGTGAGAGTGCTGAGGAGTTAACCCATTATCAGAAGATAGTAGACTATCTAAATGATATGGGAGATACGGCAAAGATGCCAGAAGTGCCGGCAATGACCGAGAAGATAGGAAGTATTGGAGATGCGCTAAAGTTGGCGTTTGACCAAGAGATAGCCCTTATGAACTTCTACGCTTCAATGTGTGATAAGGTAGACCACATAACATATCAATTCTTATTGCAGTTTATTGAGATACAGAGAACATCAGTAGGGCAGTATGGAGATTTAATAGCCAGGTATGAAAAGTTGGCCGGAGATACTTGTGGATTTATAATCTTTGACCAAGAAATGAATGGCTTGTAAATACTACGTTAACGGAAAGTGGATAACAGAGGTAGAATTTAAGGCACATCTTTTAGGTGGGGCCTTAGAAAACGCTATTAATAGTGGCGTTGAGATAGAAGGGTATCCTAAAATGGAAGCTAAAGATAGCGTTTCAGATGAGGACTACCCAGAATCAGTACTATCTGATGAAGAAGAACTATCAGAAGAAGAAAGAGTACAAAAGGAACGGGATATGTTTGGTGAATATATCCAACAGGAAGCCCCACAAGAATTTACAGAAGATGAATTAGACCAGATAACATCCTCCTATTATATGGATGATGAAGGCGTTGTTCGTGATTATGACGGGGATGAAACAACAATCGAAGCAGTAGTTGAAAAGGCCAAGGAGTTAAAGCAAGGAACAATATTTGAAACAGGTGATGGTAAATATCGGTTTGTTAGAGAAGGAGAAGATATTGTAATGAAAGATGCCCAAGGTAGAACAATTACAGCTCCTAAATATAAAACCATTAAGGGTAAAAAGATTAAAATAGAGCCTTCAACTAACGTTGCATATATAGATCAACGCTTAATTAATAAATATAATCAGGAAAGACTAGGCGAAGGATTAGAAGAAGGTCAAAGTATTCAAGCCAACCCTGCAAATCCAGAGGATAGGTTAATAATAGCCGAAGATTCTACAAACCCTCAGCAAATAAAAGAAGCCTGGGAGCAAGAAAAAATGTCATTAAGGGATGAGGTAGATCAAAATGATAAAATATATGATGCGGTAGCCACTTATGGCGTTAGAGCAAAGGACTTTCAAAGATATGGTGATAATAAATTAGTTAAAGATGGTTCTGTTTCAGCGTTAGGGTGGTTTTCATCCCAAGCATTACCGATGGATATAATGGCTCAGCAAATAGGAGTTGAAATAGAAGATATAATTTCATTTATTAAAAAATATAACAAGGGGCCTAATCAATATAAGGCTGAACGTGAATATACTCTAAAAGCATTAGCTGATAAATATAAGCAGGTAACAGGCGTTGATATTAAGACTAAAGTTAAGCCGGTGGCTAAACCCGAAGCTAAAGTTAGCGTTTCAAAAGAGGAACCAATAACAGCCGAAGAAGTAAAGAAGGAAATAGAAGAAGAAAAGATAGTAGATGATGCAATAGCCAAAAAGAAAAAAGAAATAGCTGATAGGTTAAAAAACGCATTAAAGAGTAAACCTAGAACTATTAAATGGATTGATGAGAATGGAAATGAAATAGAATCTCCAATAACAAAGCTAGGAATAGGGTTGAATGAGTGGAACGACTTAGTTGATGTATTTGCAGAAGCATTTGCAAGTGCAGTAGTAAAAGGGCAAAAATATAAAATAGCATTAAAGGCCACCCTTGAATATTTAAGAGATTTAGATTCATTTAAGGCATTAGGGGAATCTGAACGTGAGGCTATTGAGCAGGATTTAAAGCAATTCCTAAAAGAAAATAGTGGCGTTAAATTTAAGAAAGTAGAGAAGAAGCCTGGAGTTAGCCAAGCTAGAACCAAGATAGCATCAGCCGAAGAAGGCGTTTCAGAAGAAGTTAAAAGTAAATTCTCCTTAACTTATCTCAGGGATAGCATTAAAAATATGACCCAATCAG